CCGTAAGCGTGCCGTCGTCGTTCAGCCTGCAGTTCGTGTATCTGTCCCCCTTACGCGAGCATGAGTACTTACGCCCCCCGCAGGTGAACACTATCTCAAAATCACCCGAAGGGAATGCGGACAAAGTTTTTCCGCCAACCTGTTTCGGGGTTAATATCAAAGAAAAGTCGCTTTTGTAGTTTTTCCTGTACATGGATTGTCATTTTAGTTCAGTTTCCGACAATGCCGACATCACCGCCGCCTTGTCCGCATTGCCGGTTGCCGCCGCCACAAGGGAAGCCGCCATGTAAACCGCCGCCCTGTAACAGTCGGCGCACACCTCTATATTGTTGTCCTTTATCTCCGGCTGCGGGAGGTATGCGGCGTGGACGATTGCCTGTTCCTCGTCGCGGCAGGAGTAAAATTCAAGGGCAATCCCCTCCGCGTGCATGACAATGGCGCACACAGGCTTTTGCGGGTTGCCGCGTATGCCACGGAAGCGTGAGCTTTGCATGGCGTACTCCGCACTGTCCGCAAGAATGGGCGCGAATACCGTCCGCTTCCAGTCGCCCATCCTGAAACCCACAAGGCGCATAAAGTCAGAGGGGAGCGGCACATATCCCACACCGTCCCCATTCCAACAGATTTCAGCATCGCTGAAATCATGCCCCTTGTCAAGCAGATGCACAGGCGCGGAAATCTCCACACGCCTTACTGCATCGGCTATCTTGCTCCTGATTATGTCATCAAGCGCGAGCGTGTCAACATCGCCAAGCTCCGTCAGCGGCGTGCTGTCCATGTTCAGGTCAAGGGCGACTTTTACATCCCTTATTATGCCGTCTGCGTCATACGTCATGTCAGATGCCCTCGAACTCTATGCCGTGAACCTTTGCCGTGTCTATTATGGACTGCTTGGTTTTCAGCGTGCCGCGCTGCACTCCGCACTTGTCGGCGAGGTAGTCCTTCGCGGACTGAAGGTCGCTTACCCCGACAACGGTCTTTTCCGCCTCAGCCTTTTGCCCTGTAGCGGTCTCGTCCTTCTTGTCCACGGACGAAGTTTCCTCTTTCTCCTCCGTCTCGTCATCGCCGTCCTGCGAATACAGGAATATGCGCCCTTCCTTGTATTCCGGCGAGTTCTCTATGATTGCCTGTTTCACCGGGTTATCCGTTGTATATGTCGCCGGCTTGGTCCCGTACCCGGAAAACGTGCCGCCCGAAAACTGCACGCTCAACTTCGCCTTGCCGGCACGGAACACAGCGGAGTACTCCAACAGTCCTCTTATTCCATATATCTTTCTTACCATAATTCCTTTATTAAAGCACGGCGGCGGACGGCGTTCGTTGCGCCTCCCGCCGCCGTGGTCATTTTACTGTTTTGCCCTTACACGCCGAACTCGCCGGTGTAAACAAAGATTTTCTTGTCGCTGTCAACGCCAATCAGAGTGCCGGCGGGATATACCTTCACAGCGGCTGTCGTGTCGCCGTCAGTACCGGTGGTGTCCTCAAGCAGGTAATACACATACCCGGCTGTCATGTCAGTGCCGTTGATGGCATCCTTTTTCCATATCACGTACTTCTTCGCCTCGCTCGCGTCCTGTGTCCCGGCTGCGTCATCGCCGTTTATCCAGATGTGGCAGCTGCCCTTCAGGGCGAGACCGTCCCACACGAGAATGCCGCTGCGCTTTGCCTCCTCGCCCTCAACGTCATCGTTGAACTGGCTCTCATTCTTGTAAACGTAATGCACAAGCCTGTCCTGCGCAATAAGTGCGCCGCTGTTGCTCCAGCCAAGGCGGTTGAGGGTTGGCTCGTGCTTAATCTGGATGTCGCCGAACACAGTGTGTATGTTCGTAACCTCCCAGCCGGCGGGATTGCGTTTTGTGTCAATCTTCACCTCGGGGTGCTTGCTGTAGTCGATGCACTGTATTTGCTCCAACAGGTTCTTCCCCGCAAGGAGCAGGAGCGAGTCTGGCACGTCCTCGCCGGTGTAGCCCATTTTCGCAAGCGCGATGAACTCTTCTATTGACCATTTGCCGGTGTGCTTCAGCTCTTTCTTGAACTGCCAGCGCACGCCTGTTGTGGTGTAGGCGTACATCTTGCCCATTTCCGGGGTGTCAACCTTGAACTTGCCGGGGCAGCTTGCCCACAGGGTGCGGTTGCCGCGTATCTTGAAGTTCTTGATTTCCTGCTCCGCAATGAGCGCGTCCGCGAACGGTATAGCCTTCTTCTGCGCATTGAAATAGTCGCTGACCACGTGGTTCATCCCGCGCTTCTGCAAGTAGATAAGCGTGGGGCTGGGTACAAGCGATGAGGGCTTCACCTTCTTCTGTGTCTCATACAGGGTGTTGGCAAGCACCACCACCTTGCTGTTTGCAGGAATGGTGGGCAACAGGCTGTACAGGTCTGTCTTGCTGTTCTTCTTGCCGTTCACCGCCCTTACGACAGGATAGCCGGTTGTCGCGTCCTTGCCTGTAACCAGAAGCAGGAGCGGCATGTCCGACTGCGTGCTGCCGTCCTCTTCGTACCCCTTGACACTCTCAACCAAAAGCGTGTCGGGCGCGTCAATGCCGCCGGCATCGTCCACGTCCATGGGAAGCTGCGCACTCGCCGAGCCTTTGGAGCTGTTTGGCGTGAGCGCGGCGGTCGTGTAAAACACGGCCCTCTCCTCGTCAAGCATATAGTGCATGACCTCGGGGCTGCTGACCTTGATTTTCTTCGCCTTCAGCATAAGCTGCATAAGCGGGGTGTCCTCGCCCTGGAAGCGGAAAAGCTCCTCGTCGATGTCCGGCTGGATGAAATTCCCCGCGCCTATGCCGCCTGTGGCGTCGGCAGCCGAACTTACTGTTGTGGGCTGTCCGCCCACCTGCGTCTCAAGCCCGGCTGTGCCGGTCTGCGTATCAACTGTGCCGGTGGCAACCTTCATGACCTCCGACGCATCCGTTACGGGGTCGTCATACATAAACCCGGCATAGCGCGGGTTTTCCAACAAATCTCTGTTAATTCCAAACATATTTTATCCTGTTAATGTTTTACGCTCCTTTTGCGATGTCAAAGACGGTGCGCGGTCTGTTTTCCCGGCGCGGCACGGAGTTCTTGCCCGCAAGGTCGGCAGTGCCGTCCCCGCCCTTCATGCTGCGCAGCTTCTCCGTTATCTTGGTGTTCTTCCCCTTCACCTCGCCCTCACGCAGCGCGTTGTCAACATCCTCATCGTGGTGTATCGCCTTCAACGCCATGCGCACGCTTTCGGGGGAGAACTTGCCCAACAGGCCGTCCTTCATTATGCCCACGAGGAAGCCCATAGCCTTGTCGATGTCATCATCGCCCAGCTTCTCCTCCTCCTGTATCTTGGAAAGCATGGCGAGGGTGGCATCCATGTTGGACTGATACTGCTCGTCATACTTTTCCGCCTCAGCCACCTTCTCCGCGAACTCCCTGTTCGCGTCGGCTAATTTGTCGGGGTCTTGCAGCGCGTCAGGCCCGAACCTCCTCACAAGCTCCACGAACGGGTCCGCGCCGTTCTTCCAGTCAATTAGGAACTGTGCGCTGCGGGCGTCTGCCGTGAACATGTCGCCAATCTGCCTCTCACGCTCCCTCAACTCGCCCAGCTCCTTGTCGTAACTGTCGTAATCGTCCAAAATTTGCCCCTCAAGAACATCGTCTGCGGTGAAATCCTTGTCTGGGTATTTGCCGCGCATCCTCTCAACAAGCAGGTCGCGTTTTGTCTTAACGTCTTGTTTATCTGCCATAAAGCCTTATCGTCGTTTATAATGCCACATTCGTGTCGCGAATATAGGCTGATATGCAAAGGCGTGGCGTTTATCTTTTTACACACGGTTGTTTATTTTTGCAGAAAAAGCCGCAAATGAAAAAGAAAGGGGATGTAACCGGGTACGCGGCGGCGCGTATGGCTGATTTGGTGAGGGCTTACAAGGAATGCGCCGCATCTGCAAGCCGCATTGTAACAAAGGATTTGTGCCGACACATGGCGGAAATGCCCTCAAAAAGATTTTGGGTCTCGCCAATAAGGGCTTCTGTGGTGGTCTCCCTGCTGCTTCGTGGCAACGACCCACTAAAGGGGATGCACCCGCTAAGGGGCGAGATGTACCGGGAGATATACAGGCGCGTAACGGCGTTGCGGAATGAACATCCGACTGCGCAATTGCGCAAACTTTGCGCAATTGCGGTGCGGCAGCCAGCCCCCAAGTTCTATCTTACGCCCAAATCAATAAATGTCATGATGTGCAATTACAAGCGTTCGCAAAAAGAGGCGGGGTGGCTGTTCCTATAATGTTGCCGCCGACACGATTTTGGGTTTCGGCATTTGCACGGACGATTTTTTGACAATCCTCGGGAGGGGCATCTGGTTGAAGCATATATGCAGGCCTATCGCCCTTGTCATAAGCCTGTCATCATGCTCGCCAGGGATAGCACCGTATGACAGGTTCTGCTTTTGCTCGTAGTTAATGTACTCGTCCAAACATCCGGAGTCTCTCTCCACATACATCTTCTTGCGTATTACCTTGACAAGGTTGGAGATTATCTCGCGCTTGGTCTTTACGTTCGTGTGGAAGCCGTATTTGCGCGGCCGTCCCTCCCTTATGTCATCCTCGCTCGGCTCGCGAGCGTACAGGTTGTCATACACGACCTTAATCTGGTTAAAGATAAACAGCGACTGGTCGCCCTCCGTAACAGCCTCCTTGCTCTCCACCGTGTTGCTCTCTATCACAAGCAGCGCATCGTTGTACCACTTCGCAATCTGTGCCGCCTTCCACGCCAAAATGTCGATGTCGGTGTGTCCGTACCATTGCGCCACGACGCACGGCTTGTCGCCGTCAATCATGAACAGCCTGTCAAACACGGCGATTACGCTCCAGTCCGCCTTATGCCAGCGTCCGCCCACGTCAACGCATACAAGATAGCGGTCTTTCACAATCTCGTCGCCGGCATCCGCCTCCGGCATGTTCCATACGGACAGCCGCCCCTGCGCGTCCTTCGCAAACCTCATGCCCTGCAAAGCCTTCGCGCCCTCGTCGCCGTCCGCAACAAGTTCGCCTGTGTACTGCGGAAGCTTGCACATCGGGCGCATCGCCTCAATCTGGTACTTGTCGAACACGCGGTGTCCCGAATGCACGAACGCCTCTATGTCATCAGTCGGGTTCTCCGCCGCCATGCTGCCGTGGTCGTTGTACTTTTTCCTTTCGTCAATATACCATGCTATCGCCTCAAGCGTCGCGCCTTTCTCCCACAGCCACCAAAGGTATTTCCCACACTCCTCCCTGTCGGACGGCGCGGTCTCGGAAATGCGCCGCTCCAGCAGCATTTTCGCGAAAGTCTCCCTTTCATCCGCATTCGCGAACCCCTTGCGGTACAGGTCTATGTCGTACCATGCAATGAACACCGCCTCGAACTGCGAGCGCCCACACTTGGCGGCAATGTATTCCTTATGGAAGAAGTTGCCTGTGCCGTTTGCGGTGCTCTCATACACAATCATCGTGTACGGCTCGTAAAGCACGCCCGCACAGGCGGCACGCACTATGTCCTCCGGCTTCTTGCCGTCCGTGGCTTTCCACAGTCCCACCTCGGACAGGTGCACAAGGTTGTAGTCGCCGCCACGGCAAGAGTCAGGGCGTTCGGCAGTGCCTATCTTTATCTTGCAGTTCCGTTGCGGCACGCGGTTGATTGACCCGGAATGCCCCACACCGACAATTTTCGGCTCTGTGTCGCTGTAAGCCTCCGACATTTTGTGAAGCATCCAGACAGGGTAGGCGGCTATCATGCGATCGAACATGTCCTTTATCTCGTCTGAACCGCTGCCCTGATGGGCTATGATTAGGGAGTTGAGACCTGTCTTGTGCATGAGCTGCAGCCACGCCATGTACAGCTGCGAAGTCGTCGAGCCGCCCCACTGGCGGGCTTTGAGAAGAACTATGCGGACAGGCTTGCCGGCAAGCCGTGCCTTTTCAAGCCTCCCGACAAACCGCCTCTGCGGGCGCGTAAGCCTGAAAAGGCAGTCCTCTCCGCCGCCCTTACGCTTTATCCATACAAATACAGCCGCCCAGAATGCGAAATCATGGAGACAGCGCAGCCTCACGAACTCCCTCACAACAGACTGTCTGTTGTCCCCTGTGTCATCCTCCCCGAGGTCTGACAGGAACGCGGAAACCGAGCCGCATTCCTTAAGCCTCCGCACGAGCGGGGACTTTAGCATGGATACAGGTATCCACTGTTTCTTTATCGGGAAGTCGGGAAGTTCAAGCTCCGCGCGCTCCTCCGCGCACACGGAAGCCTCGCCCGTTACCGGGTTTGTCTTGGCGAAGATTACGGCATTGCGCCTGTCATTCTCGCGGACAATATCACTGGCACTGTCATACCGCATCGCCCCTCATTGCGTCATACAGCCTGTTTACCGCGCCCATGTCCGCGCCGTCCTGCGCCTGTCGCACGGCATCCTGCGGCAACGGCTGCGGCTGCACGCCCTGCTGCACAGCCTCCCTGTTGCTCTTGATGCTCTGCAACAGCGAATCGGCAAATGGGAAGTCGCCGTTCTCCAAAAGCATTTCGACATTGATGGCCTGTGCGTTGAACAGCTGCATAAGCACATCGTTAGCCATCTGCCGGTAAACAGGGGTGTCCGTGTTCTCGGTTATCGACAGGTCGAAGTCCACATCCCTTATTTTTTCGGGGTCGTACTCCACAATCTTTCCCGCCCTTCCGGCTATATTGAACACGCGCTTGGTGTCATAGAACTGCTGCATGTTCTTCACGTCCTTGTACGCCGCGTCAAGCACGAACGTGCTGAAGCTTTCCAGAATGTCGAGCAGGGCGACTGTCGCGTTCTGCTGGTTCTGCCTGTCAAGAGCCGCGCTCATGCCCGAAAATCCGGGCTTGCCCTGCATGGCGGCGTTAACGCCCGATATGTCCTCGAAGAACTTAAGCTGCACGTTAAGCAGCTCGGCTATGCCTATGTTCGTCGAGTTGTTCGCAACCTGCTGCGGCAGCTGCCCGCTCTTTGACGGACGGAACACTATCACTCCGTTGAACTCCGTCCACGACTCCGCGATGTCCTCCATGGACACACCGTCCGGCAGACAGTCATCCGGCATGAGCAGCACGCCCTTCGCGCTCGCACGCATAATCCAGTCGTACATTGTGATGAGGCGGTTGGTGTACCGCTGCTGGTCTATCACGTCCGCCACGAAGCTGTGTATCTCGCCGTCAATGAACGGGTACGCCTTGAACACATACGGATGCCCGCCATGCTCATACGGTGTCTCGCCGCATTTCAGGATGTCGCCGAACGGACTCAGGTAGTAGTACATCCACCTGTCATCAACGAACCATTCCGTCTCTATAAGCGGTATGTCCTCATCCTGCATGCCCTGTTCCGCGCCAAGACGCCTGCGCTCCGCGTTTATGCGCCGTATCTCGCCAATCTCGTCCGTCTCTATCTTATAAACATCGCCGTTCTGCGGGTCAATGCAGCGTATGCGCGGCTTCTGCTCCTTGCGCCATATCTCTATCACCCTGCACCGCCCCGGCTCGGACGTGACAAGGAAGCTGTAGTCCCTGCCACGCGAATAGCCGAAGCTCTCCGCGAAGCTGCCCATATATTCGCCGTCATGGGCGTAACGGTATATCTCCTTAAGCCTCGCCCAGTCAGAAGGGGACGTGGCAAGCTGCTCGCACAGCTGCCCGAAACCAACGTCATGCACCTCGCCGAGAAATCCGACATCCCAGCCCCTGAAATCCCTCATGTTGTTGTCAATGAAGAAATTGTTTGGCTGAATGTAATCCGTCCAGCAGTCCAGCGTGCCGTTGCGCCAGCCGTACCATTTCTTGTGTACGGCAAAACCGCCTATAAGGTAGTCCTCGACTGTGCGGGCATACACCTCCTTTGCCTTGTTCCTCTGCATATTGCACTGCAGCACGGTTGACATCGTTTCGCCGTACTGCTGCTCGTCCCTGTCCCTCGCCGTGCAAGTCGGCTCCTTTGATTGTGAGCGGTACACACCCGTGACTGTCCTCACGAGCCGCCTTATGAGGTTGTTCTTCAGCGGCACGCGCCCCTGCTTCCTTATGTACGCCTCCTCCGTCATGCGGCATCCGTCAACCTCAACCATGTCGCCCCACTGGTCGCCGTATGTGTACCTCTTGTTCCTTTCGCGGTCGCGCCTGAACCTGTCCATCGCGTTCCAGTACCTCTGCGCCTCCATAAGGAGGTCGAAGTTCCGGGCGTAGCCCGACTGCCCGCGCTGAGGCTGCGGCTGCACCTTCCGCTTCCTTCCGGAAACCCTGCTCATCGAATAAAGCCTGTCTGTAGCCATGAGTGTTCTTTTTGCGCGAAAATAAGGAAAGGACAGGCGGCACACCGTTTATCTTTTTATCTACTTCCCTCTACTTCAGACAAGGCGGAGACACAATTTTTGTTTCCATAAATAGAACAAGTTTTCCACAATCACCATTTTACCCCCCTGTTTTGACCGTCCGCTTTTGAAAACAAATCAAAACACTTTTGTTGAACATTTTAAGGTTTGACGTGTTTTTCGGGGTTGAAATGTTAAATCTGAAGAGAGCGCGTAAAAACACGGCAAAATTTGCATAAAAATAAATAGGTAGCTGTGTATGCGGTGTTTGCTTTCTCATTTATATACCTGTTTTATAATATATTCGGTTTGATATAGAAAAAAGCGAGGTGTGGTTCGTTGTTTCCAAAAATGGAACAAGTTTTCCACAATCACCAAATTTTTCGGAGGCGTTTTTAGTCGTATTTTGGCTAAAAACGAACATTCTTTGGAATGATTACAAATTTCATTACAGATATTTATCTGCATTTCAACGCCTTATGAAACGCATTAACATTTCGCGATTTTCGTATTTTGGTGTTTTTGAAAGAAAAATTTTGTATCATGTTGATTTTTAGATAATTAAAAAAAGGAATTGCTTACACACAGAAAGAGAAAGAAAAAAAGAATGAGAAACAGAGAAAAAGCAAGAAAGAAAAAAGAAAGCAAGAAGAAAGGAAATCCCCCACACCCCCAAGGAAAGAAGAAAGAAATAAATAAAGAAAGAAGAAAAAGAGAAAAAGAGAAGAAAATAAAGAAAGAGAAAGACCACCTACAACAAAAAAAATATTTATGTTAAACATAAAAAGCGCGTGCTTGCGCGTATGCGCGTACATACACACGCATACAGGCGCACGTGTACGCGCACACCGCACGACGGACGGAGGAAATCGCAACAACACGAAACACCGCCAGAAACACCGTTTGTTTTGTCTCTGACGGCATTTCTCCCCTTTTGTAGTATTAGACATTATCCAGAGAAAAAAAAAAACGCGCTCAGAACGGCTTATTTTGCAGCAATTCTCTTCATCGCCGCAACCACGGTCTTGTTCAGGATTTTGGCGTAGCACTGCTGTGTGATGCGTATATTACTGTGTCCCAATATTTTCGCCACGATTTCGATAGGCACGCCCTTGTTCAGCAGCATTGTGCCGCAAGTGCGCCGCCCCCAATGGGACGCGACCGGCTTGTCAATCCCGCAAATGTCCGCAACCGCCTTAAGCCTCATGTTGTACTGCTCAAGGCTCATGAGCGGAAGCCGCCAGCCGTACCGCTCCAATATCTCCACACAGCCGGGAAGCAGCGGTATCGCGAACGGCTGCCCTGTCTTCCTCCTACAGCCTGTAAGCACAGGCATCCCTTCCTCATCCTGCACGTTCGCGGCGCACACGGCGGCAAGGTCGGAATACGCAAGCCCTGTATAGCACTGCACCAGAAACACGTCCCTGACCTTATCGAGCGGAGGAAGCACCTTGGCGGTTTCAATGGCTGACAGCTCACCCTCCGAAAGCCAACGCCCCTGCTCCGACTGCCCGCGCTGGACTTTCACCCCGAGCAGCGGGTCGCCCTCCACGAGACCGCGCACCCTCGCAACGTTGACATACCTCCGCAGCGTCTTATATGCGGTGTGTACGGTCTGCTGCATATAGCCGCGCCCTTTGAGCCAGTTCACGAAAGCAAGGACGTTCGCAGTCGTTATGTCGCCGAAGGAGACTATGCCGCCGAACTCGCGGAGACGCGGCACAAGCTCGCGGTACGCCCTTTTCGTCGTTGCGGCGATGCCGTTGTCAGCCTCAATCTCCGCGCCCACGAAATCCACGAACGACCCGGCTTCCTTAACCGCGCCCACGTGGTGCGCCAGCTCGTCAAGCGAGAACGCCGAACCGCCCCCGATGCACCCGCTCACATAGCCGTTAACCCTCGAGCGCACCGCCGCCACCCTCGCGTTCAGCTCTTCCGCATCGAGCCTGTTGCGCACTGCACAGTTCCTCCTGTCCCACTCGGAGGGGAAAACCTTAACGCCGGTGGAAATGTATTTCCGCTTGCCGCAGTAAGTTACGCAAACGTCAACGACACCCTTTTTCGTTTTGCCCGCCCTGTGCCTGAAATCGTAAACCACATGGACGGTGGGGACGCTCTTTCTCTTTTCCATGGTCATTTCTTTTTGGGTGCGGAATATGGTAACACGGATGGTGTCATGTTGGTAACAAAGTATGCACGCAAATGCCGCCAAATGCACATTTCGGGTGATGCAATCATGCTTCTTTTCGTCTTTACAAACCTTACAAATCCCTTATTTGCAGATATTTGCAGCACATCCCCGCCTTTTGTTTTGGTGACCTCGGCGGGACTCAAACCTTTTTCAAATCTCATTATATATCAAACGTTTAATTACAGCATCTTCCAAAAGGGTAACACGGAGTGCGCAAAATCACGCACGCTTGCCGGAGTTTCAATTTCCGTGTCTCGCCGCTTTTTCCATTTTTTCTCTGGCTTTCCTGGCTTCAGTCAGACATTTATCCAATTCTTCACGTTCTTCGCGCTTCTTCGCCTCTTGTTCAAGCCTCAAGGCTTCCTTTTCTGCCTCTCGCTCAAGCCTCAAAGCCTCCTGTTCAGCCTTCCTTTTTGCTTCCGCCGCCAGTTCGGCGGGGCTTTTGGGGAACCCCAACCTCCTCAAAAACTCCTCGTAGGTTGGGCTGCTTATCGCATTGACCGCCTTTAATTTGCCATAAACCTCTTTACGGATTTTGTAACCCTCCTCCCCCGACAGGAAAAAGCGATAGCCGTAAGTGTCGAAAAAACCTTCATAGACAATTCCATCCTCCTCCATGGCTTCGTAAAGACCCTTCACCTTTTCGTATATGGGTCTGTTTCTCTCGAATATCGCCTCGGCATGCTCATATTGCGCATCATCAAAGCACTCTTTGCAATACGTGATGTTGCCAGCCGGGTAAAAGTATGACAGGTCGGCATACAACACATTTGCCGGTATATGGCGACCCTTTACGACGAAACCTTTCAGCTCGCTGCATGTTTTACGTGTGTGCATAACGTCGTAACGGCCGTCCACATACAGGTATTTGCCGTTTTTTCCCGTGCATGATGCCAGCGCAACCGCGCCCGCAATCACCATAACGCATTGCTTCCACTTCATCGCACCGAACTTTTCCTGAAACATATCCTGCACGGCGTGCGTCCGTTTTGCTGCGCTTTCCGCAAGGTTACCTCCAGCAGCTCCCCGCCGCAGTTCCGCAGCCCCTTGCAGTCGCTGTGGGCGTGGTAGCGTTTCGAGCTGCCCCCGGTGCATACCCACACTTTCGCCTCCGGGGATTGCGGCAGCGGCGCACGTCTCGCCGGACCCGCACACGACACCATGCATGCAAGGAATGCAAGCTGCACGGACAAAATCATCTTTTTCGTCTCCATATATTTGATTAGTCTTCCCTATATAAGCTCCTAAGAGTTGTTATTGAAGAATATGCAAACAGCACAAGGTTTATCGTGATTACAACTGCAACCACGATAATCACAACAGCAACCGCTGTTCCAGCCGTAGCAGCTTGCCTTAAAAGGCTTTGCCACAGTGAAAAGATGTTCAACGCCGGCAAAATGGCGCATAGGACGGACGCTGCACACAATGCCGCTTTGTTTTCCTTCACTATCCACCCTAAAGGTATAAGCCCAAAAGACTGCACAAGGGCAATAATCCCATGAATTAAGCCACAAAAGACTATGTATGCTATCACCATCTTCCAAAACGACAATGTTGACAGCAAGCTGATAGGCAAAACTATTGCCAAATAAACCACGCCTGCGTAAAGCGGTGTGTAAATGAGTGCCGAAAGCACTTGCGCTAATTTTTTCATGACTGTATGTTTGTTTTGATTAGTTCCCCATCCTCAGAAGCCCCACCACGCGGTAGAGGCATATCACCTGCGACTTCGGCATCACGGTGTCGGTGTAGCCGCTTTCCTTGTTCGCCACGCGGCAGTCCAGCGCGTCCCCAATATCGTATACGCGGCGGAAAACGAAGCCGAACGGCCGCGTGTCAACCACCATCGGCGAGCCGTTCGGGAACACAGCCCCCTCCGACAGGTGCGCCAGCGCGAGTATGTCGCCGCGCATGAACTTCGGCATCATCGCGTCCTCGCGCACGCGCCAGTATATGTCCAGCCTGACGTGCCGCCCGATGACGTTCAGCCGCTCCGCGCCCGCGATGCCGTTGCCCTTAACAAGCTCGTAAACGTCAGTGTCGGGCTGTTCCGACACGCCCTCCGGCACTATCGGGACTTCGGTTACGGCCGGACCGCTCTCCTCCGCGTTCACCGTGCTGTTCACGGCGGATATGCCCCCGCCGTCCGCAACCGACACTATGCCGCCAGACATACCCGGGGCATTGACCGAGGGGCGGGAGGGGGTGTCGGCAAAAAACACGCTTGGGCTTACCCCCAGAACACAAGACAGGCTTTCTATTGTAGAAATCTTAATGTCAGCACCATTTAGCGCATTGTCAAGTGTCGTTCTCGATATTTTCGCCTTTTCGGCAATCCGCGCTTTGCCCATTTTACTTTTTTCAACGAGCAGATTTAACAAGCTAAAATTCATACATTTATAAATACAATGTTCATTAAACTAAAAAATCTTTGCAAAATATTGCACAAAAAACTTGCATGTTTGTTCAACAAACACTACCTTTGCATCGAAAGTTAAAAAATAATTCAGACATGGCAAAGAAAACAGACCCGAAAAGAAAGACAATAGGCGAAACCCTGCTGGCGATGCATGTGGGGCAGACAATTGATTTCCCCGTTGAGCTGGTGGCGAGCGTGCGCGGCATCGCGTCCACGTGCGGCTTGAGGTACGACCGCAAGTACTACACGCACTACAGCAAGATACGCAAAGTGATAGAGGTTTACCGCGAAAGATGATGGGACGCAGGGTGATAGTGGCTGACTTCGACAGCTGGACCGGCTTCGCCGTCTCGGCGGAGGGCGTTTCGCCGCTCCGCGTACGCGACACGGCGAAATGCGTCCTCGCCTACCTGAGATGCGGCAGCGGGTCGTTAAGGAAACGCCTTATCTCATCCGCAATCAGGCTGTTCGCCTTTCGCCTGAAGCCGTCGCAGGCACCGTTGAAATGAGGGCATACCACATCCCCGGAGCATTCAATGGAAACGTCATGGTGTCCGCCGCATTCGGGACACTGAAGCTCACGGCACTTCCGCTCAATGGAGCGGACAACACAAGAAGGTATCATAATAAACTGATTTTGGTTTGACAACGCAAAGATAGCTAAAAACGCCGGAAGGGGCGGCTGCATTTTGGTTTGACTCCCTTTTTCCGCCCCGACCGGCTTAAAGAACAAAAGACATGAAAAAGATAGACGAAATACTTTCCCGGCGCAACAGGCTCTACTCAAAGCTCCTGCGCGAGAACATAACAAACCGCGACATCCTGTCCGTACACGCGCTTCTGGTCGCGCTGTACCTTGTCTGTCTGACAATAGAGACACTGCTGCCATGACAGAGATTGAACGCCTGTCGCGCAAGATTGACGCGCTGACGCGCACCGTGGAGCGGCTTGCCGAGACGATGGCTGGGGCGAGGGACGCGGAGACCATACCCGCCACGGAGGCGGCGAGGAGGCTCGGCGTGAAGCCCGCAACGCTCCGCAGGTCTTACGCGTTCCTGCCGCGCGTCAAAAGGGGCAGGGCATACGTCTATCTCCTGTCGGGGATAGAGAAATTCCTGAAACAAGGGACGATGGTGTAAGGAACACGCCGTCCCTGGAGGTGAAAGCCCCGGGGGCGGAGAGGGCGGTCCGATACCGCCCGTCCCACGAACGAGCTGCAAAAGCGACCCCGAAGGAGGGGGCTGAACCCGCAAGGCGCACGCCATGCACCCCGCACGTCGACAGGCGGAGGGCGGCGCGAACCTCAAGCAATACACGGCGGGAGGCCAAGGCAACGAGAAGATGAAATCTCCGTCCGCACCCTTTACCGGACCTTCCGGGCGCAGCGGCTGTCACGGGCCGAAGCAAAGACCACGCCGCGACAGCTCGGGCAAAAAAAGAAAAATATGACGCACTGAAATCGTTAGGCGACAGCGAATTCACCGCCTTGGTAATGGCAGATTTGACGTGGGGCGCGTCCCTCCCGCCGGGTTCGGACACGGAAACCCGGGGAGGGGTTTGTGAGGACATCCCCCGCCGCAGTGGCGGCAGCACATGCCGGCTTGGTGAAGGAAGCTCCGGCGTCGCGGCGTATAAGGTGCGATGACGTCTCATAGACGGCGGAACGCCACAGGGGAAACGGCTTCCCCGCCCGCAATGCGTGGGTGCGTGGGCGGGTTCGACCCCCGCCCGCCGTCCGATAGAATTGTCTTCAAATAGTATGTTCCGATTTGACAATGTGATTGGCTGAAAATCACACCACCCGTCCCATGCAGCGATGCACAGGCGGGACACGGAGGGGAACGGTGTCATGCACCGTCAGAGGTGCAGGCAATTTCCTGCAATGCGCGGTTCGACCCCGCGCCCCTCCACAAAGAAGATGCAGCGGCGGCTGCGCAGGTTGATAATTATTTTGTTTTATTTCATAATTTCATATTATCTCTATCTATTTTTTTTCACCCCGCCCGCCGTGAGGTTCGCGGGGATTACGGGGAGAAAGGCTATTGATACACGTGAAGGAGATTGATACACGTGCGTTATCGTAGGGTTCAAGTCCCTGCCTCCCTACATTTAGTTTATTACAAGTTATTTAATTATTTATTCTCTTTTTATTCACCCCGAAGCGTCGGGGGTTGGTTGACAGGGGCGGCTGCCTTGCGGCAAGAGGACGATAGCAAGGAACGGACACCATTACGGTGCGGATAGGACGAAAGGGAGGCCCGGCACTTCCCCGCCCCCACAGACTTTTCTTACTCATATTATATTGATTTTGCTTGCGGCAGTCGTGAGACACCCGCAAGCCATGCCGCAGGAAAGAGGCTCGCACAGCCGAAACACCATTTTGTGCCGGGGTTCGACCCCCCGCTGCGGCGCAAAGTTTAACAAGCAAAATTTCTGGTTATGGAAAAAGAGAAAAGGGACTGGGAGGCGTTAGCCTCCGAACTGCGCGGGCTGCTAAAAAGCTTCGCCACCTCCGACGGAACAACCGTATATGCACAGGCGGTAGGCAACGCCATATTCAACGCCATATTCGTAGAGCCGCTTCCCGGACATGAGGATGCCCCATTGCTGGTCCACTCCCTGTACGCCATTACGGACTTCTGCCGCTGCAAGGGGCTGCACGCCGTCGTGAGGGCGCACACTGATTACAACAACAATGCGTTGTGGCGCGTAAAAATATTCTGACACATGGGACTTCTTCAAAGGATTTTCGGCACAGGAGGGCGGAGGCACGCCGTGCCGAGGACGGAGATAAGGCGCTTCCTGTCCTTGCAGGATGCCAACGAATACGCCGACAAATACGGCTGGGAAATGGTGTGGTTCTTCCTCAAGGAGGAGACCGTGAGGTTCGACAAGGAGCGCATAAAGTCATACGTCTATTACATACTCCTGCGCAAGGATGGGTAGGCGGACGCTGCAGGACACGCGGTGTGCATCATGCGCCCGCCTGTACGAGACTATAAACGGATGGTTCTGCCCCCTGTGGCGGAAGGAAATCCGGGACGGGGCGAAAACATGCCCCTCATACATGGCAAACAATAATAATTAACACTAAGTCAAACTAAATTCTAAAACCAAACCAAAATGGGAGCTATGACATTAGCAAAGGAGTTGCAGGACATGAAGGCAGCCGATGTGGTGCGCCACGAGACAGTCCGCAACCAGTTCATCAACGTGTACAACTCAATATGGAAGGAGGGCGGCGAACAGGCTTACGAGCGCGAGGCAATCTACTTCAACCGCCAGATGCGCGACAACGCCGTGCTTCGCTCATGCACCGCGACCTCTGTGTTCTTCTCCTTCATCGACCTCGCCGTGCGCGGGCTTTCGCTTGCCCCCGGCTCACAGGCGTTGTGCTACCTCATCCCCCGCTCATGCAAAATCGGGGTTGACGCACAAGGGAAAGACATCTGGGAGAAGGTGTGCAACCTCACAATATCCGGCTACGGCGAGCTTGTGATGCGTGCGCGGGCCGGGCAGATACGCCATGCCGACAACCCTGTCATAGTCTATGAGGGCGACAGGTTCGAGTACGGCGAGCAGGACGGACACAAGTTTGTCAACTATGTGTGCGCCGTGCCGCGAAAAAGCAACAACATTGTGGCGTGCTTCATCAGGATAACACGCGCCGACGGCTCCACCGACTACTCCGTGATGACCGAGGCGGACTGGGTGAGGCTTCAGAACTACTCCGCGAAGAACAACAGGTACTTCGACAAGACCCACGGACAGTGGGTGGAGAAGCCCAACAGCCTATACACCGCCGATGAGGGCGGCATAGACCCCGGCTTCCTCATGGCGAAGTGCATAAAGCACGCATTCCGCACCTACCCCAAGATAAACATAGGCAAAGGCACGGTGCTGGAGTCCGACCTTACGGCGGAAGAACCCGGTTTCGACCCCTATGCCGGCGTGGCGGAGGACACAACACAACAGGAAAAGGAGAATTACTTCGCGCCGGATGCCAAGGCGGAGGGCGGCGTAACGGTAACGTCCGACGACACTGACGACGGCGTATTCTGACAACAACAAAACAACAGGCAACAATGGCAACAACAAAACAACAGGCAACAATGGCAACAACCGAAATAGCAATACTCAGACAGGAGAACATATCCGCGATAGTGCAGTCCGCGCCGCAGTCCTACAACGACAACAGGCAGTCCCACGACCGCTGCCTTGCGGCGGGACAGGCAATCCTTGGCGAAATAAAGGAGGGCGGCATGACGGACGAACTCGACATTAAGGCGGCGGCATACATAGACAAGGCACGCCGCACGGTCAAGGCGATGAACGAACGCCGCTCGGCGGTAACGAAACTGTTCGACGAGGTGCGAGCGCAGTTCACCGCGCTGGAAAACGGCATAGACCCCACCAAGAAGGACACAGTGCCGGCGCAGTTACAGGCTTTCCGTAACGCCTTTGCCGCGCAAAGGCGGCAGGAGGAGCTTCGCCGTCAGGAGGAGGAGGCAAGGCGCAGACGCGCCGAAGAGTTGAGAACCGCCTACACTTCCGCCCTTACGGAAGCGCTTCGGCGGACTTACCGCGTACTGCTCGCGTCCGTGGAGGACAAGTTGAGGGGCATATACGACGGCATGACACCGGCAAACTACGGGGACGCATACGACAGTATCAAGTCGTTCCCCGCCGAACTTCCCGAGAGCTTCTTCGCCACGATGCAGCGTCCGCCCCACTCCCCCGAACTCGCGGACGAGGAGGCGCAAAGGATATTCGGGGAAGTACTCAAGGAGACGCTTCCTCAATTCAGGCAGTCGTTCCCCGCCGACGTTGACGTGTGCCGCAACCGCCTCCTCGACAAGATGCCGAGCCGCAAGGCGGAGCTGGAGCGCATCGCCGCCGCGTCAGCCGCTGAGGCGGAGAGGATGAGGGCGGACGCCGCCGCACGCGAAAAGGATGAGGCGCAAAGGCTGGAGCGCGAAAGGCTCGCCAAGGAGGCGGAAGAGCGAAGACAGGCGGAGCTGCGCAGACAGGCAGCCGAGGCGCAGTCGCTGTTCGACACGCAAAGCGCGGTGTCCGCTTACGCCCCCAAGACAAAGGCGACGAAAAAAATCACGCTGCTCGCGCCGGACGGCATACTGCCCGTAATATCCATGTGGTGGAGCAAGGAGGGCTGCACGCTCACAACCGACGAGCTGGCGAAGATATTCAAGAAGCAGGTTGCGTTCTGCGAGAAGATAGCAAACAAGGACGGCGAGCTGATACACGACAGGAACGTGCAGTACTCCGAAGAAATCAAGGCGAAATGAACCCCGACAAGTACTATGAGCGCAGTGAGGTCAGCAATTCCGACCTCACCGCGCTCAAATATATGCTCCACCCGCGTATGCAGTACGGCGACCGCGAGGCGGCGTTCCGCTTCGGCTCGCTCGTTGACGCTATTATAACCGAGCCGTCGCGCGCCGATGTGTTCGCACTTACTGTGGACGGCGAGCAGTATTCCGAGGACGAGTTCTCACACGCACGCGAAATGCACAATGCCCTCCGGGCGGAGGCGCGGCGCGACAGGCTGCTGGCAATGACGCTCGAAAGCGCGGACACGCAAAGGGTCATGACCAACAAGGCGCAGGAGTTCGAATATTGTGGCTTCCCCTTCACGCTCGACACGCGATGCAAGTGGGACTGGTGGCTGCCGTCCGGCAACTTCGGCGGAGACCTCAAGACAACCTTCGCCGAAACCGAGAAACAGTTCGACGAGGCTGTGGACTTCTTCGACTGGGACAGGTCAAGGGCGTGGTACATGGACATCGCGCATTCCGACCGCGACTTCATCTATGCCATAAGCAAAAAGAATAATTGTATCTTCAAGAAATTCATAAACCGTGGCGACGACATCTATCTGCGCGGACGCGAGAAGTACGAGGAACTGGCATTCCAATACTGGTGCATGACACCGCCGGTTGGCAAGCGATGCTCACCCATACGGAGAGCTGCAAGCACGCGAAAAAGTAAGACAGGACAAAGAATGGTTTAAAAATGAATGATATGAACAGAGAAGAAGCGAAAAAACTATTGCCCATAATACAGGCATATATAGAAGGCAAGAAGATTCAAAGTAAATCACTTACAGAAAACTGGGTAGACGTAACTAATCCAGATTGGGATATGGCAAGGTGTTACCGCATCAAGCCCGAGTCGGAATACCGCCCATTTAAGAACATAGAGGAATGCTGGACAGAAATGCAGAAGCACCAACCATTTGGGTGGATAAAAGATGAAGATGGTGCTAAAAGGCTCATAACGGATATTTTCTCATTAAGTGAAGTGTATGCCTCAGAAAGTAAGATGAACATTCATGGTATGTTTGAAGAATTTACTTTTGCGGACGGCACGCCGTTCGGAATTAAAGAGGATGGAACGAAGACTGAATAAGCATGAGCGTGGGGAGCTTGTCAGGCGTGTTGCGCGTATAGTAAGGCGCAGGACAAAGAACACCCGACAGCTCCGCGAAGAACTTGGCAGTTTCAATGCCCTGTGTCCATACTGCCCTTGGACGGATGGAAGAGTAAGACACCTGCCTTGGAAGTACTGTTATTTACGTTACTGCGATGATGCGGCAGAAACATTTAATGATGAAGAAAGTAGATACTTCGATGAATGACATGATAATCCTTGACCTCGTGCTGAAGGGCAAGTGGTACGACATGATAGAGCGCGGGGCGAAACTGGAGGAGTACCGCGAGATTAAGCCCTACTGGGACAGGCGGCTGTTCTCGCGCCCCTACACCCACGTCCGCTTCCGCAGGGGATACACGAAGAAGTCAATGACTTACACAATCCCCGGCGAGATACGCAAGGGCTTCGGCTTCGCCGCCTGTTGGGGCGCACCGTCAAACAAGCAAGCGTACATAATACCTATTGGAACAAGAGTAGATGAATACAACAACAAAGGCACGTATTGACAGGCTCACAGCCGAGGCGGTGGCGTTCATCCGCCGCGCCGAATCCCTCGCGCTCAAAATGGACGCACGCGGAATACACGTTGCTTTCAGCGGGGGCAAGGACAGCCAAGTCTTGCTCGCACTCGCCGAAATGGCGGGTGTAAGGCATCACGCGGAAATGCAGCTCACCTCCGTTGACCCTCCGCAGGTCGTGCGCTTTGTGCGCGAGAACTATCCGCAGGTGCATCTTAACCGTCCGAGGACAACGATGTACAAGTTGATAATCAGGAAGCACATATTGCCGACAAGGGTCATAAGATACTGTTGCTCGGAGTTCAAAGAATTTGCCGGACGCGGAAGCGTTACCGCCACAGGCATAAGACGCGCCGAAAGTGCGAGAAGAAAAAAGCGCACCGCTGTGGAGATGAATGGCGGAAGTTTTGACATAAACGGGGAAGAACTTGTGGAATTGGACGAGAACACTTTCTTTTCGGCGGAGCGAAAGGAAACCGTGCATTGTGTCGGCAACAAGGACAAGGTAATTATTAACCCAATTCTTGAATGGACGGACGCGGACGTGTGGGGATTCCTTGATTATCACGGCATTTCGCATTGCTCCCTGTACGACATGGGATATAAACGGATAGGGTGCATACTCTGTCCCATGGCGGCAAGGAAGGAAGCCGAGAAAGACTTGCGGAATTTTCCCCGCTTCGTTGAAAAAGTGTACCTACGGGCGATAAGGACATTGAGGACACAAGGCTACTACGCCGACTTCCTCGATGAGTACGAGGTGCTTGACTGGTGGCTAAGCAAAATTAATAAGGAGGATTACTTAAAGGAGAACAGAATATGAACGGCAAGAGAATATACATCAGCGGCGCGATAGCGCACCACGACATCGCCGAGCGCATGAGGGCGTTCCTGCGTGCGGCGGAATACATCAAGGCACAGGGCGGAACGCCCGTCAATCCCTTTGACAACGGCGTGCCTGTGAACGCCGGCTGGCGCGAACACATGAAGGCTGACATCCACGCCCTCACGGAGTGCGACGGAATACTGATGCTCCGTGGCTGGGAGCTGTCCAAGGGCGCGAAACTTGAGTTTGATGTTGCCACGAGCTGCGGCTTGGAGGTGTGGTATCAGTACCGAAGCCCCGCAGCCCTGCATTGGAGGGCAATACAATTATGAACAAAATAAGGCTGCGCCGTTCTGTTGGAAATTGGACGTTTGCCATGTGGTATGCGGTGCAGCCTTTAATTAAACCAATAAGACATGAAAGAGATTGAAGTTGACGAGATAGCGCACATCATGGTTATTTACGCCCGCCTTGACAGGCTCGACCGCGAAACGATAAGGGCTGGCAAAAAGGCGGTGATATGAGCCTCAAGATAGAGCCATACCCTTACCAGAAGGAGGGAATCGCCTACGGTATCCGCCACAAGCGGCTGATAATCGGGGACGAGCCGGGGCTGGGCAAGACGCTCCAGTCTGTCGGCATCGTCGATGCGGCGGGGGCTTACCCCTGTCTTGTCATCTGCCCCTCCTCCTTGAAGATTAACTGGCAGCGCGAGTTCGGGAGGTTCACAGGCAAGCACGCCCTTGTGCTTGACAACTCCGTACTCACCACATGGCCGTACCTCCTCAAAATGGGTATGCAGCAGGTGGCGGTGGTCAACTATGAGAGCCTCCGCAAGTACTTCGTGTGGGACATCAGGGGCGGCTCGCGTGGCGGCTTCCGCCTCAAGGACGTGGTGTTCACGCCCGACATAGGGCTGTTCAAGTCCGTCATAATCGACGAGAGCCACCGCGTCAAAGACCCCTCCGCGCAGCAGACAATATTCACAAAGGGTATCGCCTCCGGCAAGGAGTGGGTCATAATGCTGTCCGGCACGCCCGTCGTGAACAGGCCCGAAGACCTCGTGGCGCAACTGTCAATCATGGGCAGACTAAACGCCTTCGGGGGGCGCAAGGCGTTCCTCGACCGCTACTGCGGCAAAGTCGCGTCCGTTCGCATGGGAAAGGAAAAGCGCGAGGGCGCGGACAACCTTGGCGAACTGTCCGAAAGGCTGTATTCGGAGTGCCTCATAAGGCGCGAGAAGGCGGCGGTGCTTCCGCAGCTTCCGGCAAAGACACGCACAGACCTGTACGTGGAGATAAGCAACACAGAGGAGTACGATGCCGCCGCCACCGACCTCGCCAACTACCTCAAAGAGTATGAGCGGTGTCCGGTATGGGAGGTGAGGCGCAAAATGCGCATGGAGGCTCTGGTGAAGTTCATGAAGCTGCGCTCGCTCGCCACCCACGGCAAGCTGCAGCAGGGCGTTGACTTTATCCGCATCTTCCTCGCGAGCGGGAAGAAGCTCATCGTGTTCTGCTCGCTCCACGACATCGTGGACGCGCTGCTTGAACGGTTTCCCAATGCGGTTACCGTTACAGGGCGCGACAGCGCGGCTGACAGACAGGCGGCGGTCGATGCGTTCCAGAACTGCCCGGACGTGAGGCTCATAATATGCTCAATCAAGGCGGCGGGGGTCGGGCTTACGCTCACCGCCGCGTCAGATGTGGTTTTCGCGGAGTTACCTTACACATACGCAGATTGCTGCCAGTGCGAGGACAGGGCGCACCGCATAGGGCAGAAGGACAGCGTTACGTGCTACTATCTGCTCGGCAGGGGGACGATAGACCTTACACTGTACTCGCTCATTCATAAAAAAAAGTCTATCGCTAACCAAATAATGAACACCGATGACAACATTCCGAATGACGAAATGTATTTCAATGAACTTGTAAATGAATTTTTGCACCAATAAAATGACTAATAAGGAACATTGGAAATATGTTGACGATAATTGAACAACTAATAAAATCATTCCAAAAACAACAGCAATCATGAACAGGATAACAGGATGGCTGCGCCGTCAGGCTGAAAGCGTGCGGCGCACAAAGGAGATTAGGAGGGTTGAGGAGATAAACGCCCGCTTCTCCGTCCGCGAGAGGGACGGCAAGATATTCCTGCTTTGCAACGGCACGGCGGTGGCGATAATGACACCGGCAAGCACAATGCAGGACGCTATAAAACAGATAAAGGCAATGAGGGCGGCAGCTGTCTGCTTCGCCCAAAACTCACCAGACTATGAGCATTGAAATCAGCAACAGGGATGCTGAAAGACTGCTTATGTACCTTGGCGCGGCGGCTGAACGCTACGATGCCTCGCCGGCACAGCGAGACAAATGCAGGGCGTGGTGCATAAGGATGATTTCGGACAAGATAAGGAACAAATTAGACAAATCACATAACAAAGATGGACAACGTGAACGCTGTGGCGGAAATTCTGAACACCCGCAGGACAAGGAGGGACTTGGAACACCGTCTGCAATGCTCCTGCGTGCGGTGGTTCAACCTGCAGCACCCGCAGCTCCGGGGTAGGCTGTTCGCCGTGCCGAACGGAGGGTCGCGCTCCAAGAGCGAGGCGGCAAGGCTCAAGGCGGAAGGGGTCGTGGCAGGGGTGGCTGACCTCATACTGCTCAAGCCCAACCGCCACAGCCATGCGCTTCTCATAGAAATGAAGACCGGCGACAGCGGGTCAAGACAGAGTGCAAGGCAGCGGGAATGGCAGGATTGTGTAACCTCCGGCGGCGAATACCAATATACAGTTTGCCGCTCGCTGGAGGACTTCATGCGGACGGTGAACGAATATCTCGGATATGGGTAGGGGTGAGAAAAAGGGGCTTGACTGCTTTACCGTTCCGACAGACCTGTTCGGGGATGCTAAGTTCCGCAAACTGATAAAATGCATGGGGGGCAGGGGCGCAAGCGTGTACCTGCTCCTGCTGTGCGAAATCTTCAGGAACGGTTACAGTATGGCATTGGACGGAAAACTGATTGCACACGCTGCTGTTACGCTCGGCTTCGATGAAGCTTACGTTACAGAATGTGCCAAGACCTGCGCCAGGCTCGGACTGTTCGATTACCACCTGTTCAGGCGGGGGGTGCTGACATCTAAAGACATACAAAAGCAGTATGCAAGCTCAACAGCAACAGCGGCAAGGAGGGCAAGACACCCCCGCCGCCTCACGGTGGCGCAGGAATGCTGTGCCCTCAAAAAGGACACAGTGTGGATTAAGCACTTGCAGACCGTACATCTCATGGATGAGGAGGCTTTGTCTGCATCGCTCGACTGTTTCGCCTCACAGTGCCTTGCAAACGGAGTTGATTGCCACGACACGTTGCAGGACGCTAAAAAACACTTCAATTCGTGGCTGCGCAAAATTAAAGGCAATGATATACCTAAACAAGAGAATAAGCGAAAAGGAAATCTATTCCGCTCTGAAAGCGAGAAAGACTACGGCAACTCGTTTTAAGCTTTGTCCGCACTACTCTTACGAGCAGGTGCGCCAAATGCTCCATGCATCATGCCGGGTGGAGGTGGAGAACAGGAACAGGGAGTTTCGCGCCACATCTGAATATCTGCGGCATATAGACGACGTGGCAAAATGGTTCACGTCCGACACGCCCACTTTCGGACTGTATCTGTGCGGGAGCAAGGGCAACGGCAAATCAACGCTTGCACGTGCCTTGCAATCGCTTGTGCAGTGGCTCAAAAGCAACGAGCCGTGGCGGGATGACATTCCCGACCTGTTCCCGCGACCGGGCTTCCGAATGATTAACGCAAAAGAGATTTCTGTTCTTGCAAAGGCTTACAATAATACACAGTCAATATCCGCCGACCGCGCCATATACAAAAAATTGCGCGACAGTGAGGTGCTGGCAATCGATGACCTCGGGGCTGAACCGCTCGAGACTCTTGATTACGGCAATGTCATAACGGCAATACCCGACATTGTGTCCCGCCGCTATGACAACCAGCTTTGCACAATAGCCACATCCAACCTCGCGGCATCAGAGATAAAGGGGCGTTACGGCGAAGCCTTCGCCGACCGTTTCCGCGAAATGATGCATATAATAAATTTCGGCAACGAAAACTCTTTTAGAAATTTACAATGAAACATCTCACTCACGCCTCGCTTTTCAGCGGCATCGGCGGCGCGGAAATCGCAGCCGACTGGGCGGGGTGGCAGAACCTGTTCCACTGCGAGATTAACCCTTTCTGCCGCCGCGTACTCGAATACCATTACCCAAATTCCAAAAGTTATGAAGACATTACACAAACAGACTTTACCCCTTGGAGGGGAAAGGTTACAGTCCTTACAGGGGGCTTCCCCTGCCAGCCGTTCTCGCTCGCCGGAAGAAGAAAGGGAGCGGACGATGACCGCTACCTCTGGCCGCAGATGCTTCGGGCAATTCGGGAGATACAGCCCGCTTGGGTCGTTGGCGAGAACGTTAATGGAATCAGAACGATGGTGGAACCCTGTAGTGAAGTTAAGGTGGGACGTTCAGACAATATCTTCAAGGAAAGTTATATTTACCGAGAAGAATATAAATTTACCATCGAGCGAATCTGCGAGGATTTTGAGCGAGAAGGATATTCTGTCCAACCGATTATTATACCAGCTTGTGCCGTCGGAGCACCACACCGGAGAGATCGGATCTGGATTATTGCCCACACCTCTAACACAAGGGTTGAAGAGATGTGGCAAAACCGGCAAGACGGAGTTTTTTCCGTTGAAGCTTCTTCCTACACCAATGACTGCAGAAGCAGACAAGTATACGAAGAAGTTCAATCCAAAAAGTCAGATGGGGCAAAGTTTAACCGCATTGGCGGTGAACGGATTGCTTCTGACACCTCAAGCCTCGGACGGCTTGAGGTCGGGAATGAGAATGGAGACGCTTGTGAAAGCCAAGGAGAACGGAGACCTTGCCCAACAGATAGCCCACAGGATTGGTGGCGGGAGTTCCCGACTCAACCCCCTGTTTGTGGAGGAGATGATGGGATTCCCGGAAGGCTGGACGGCATCACCTTTCCTCGGTGGAGAATGGAAAGTATAAAGGCTTACGGCAACGCATGGGTGCCGCAGGTCGCGTATGAGATATTCCGTGCAATCAATACACTTATTAACAGAGAACAAAGATGATAGGTTCACACAATTCAATGAGTTATTTGCCCCCGAAACATTGGTTTTGGCGGCTGTTCACACCCTTTTGGAGGTGTCAAAACAAAACGATAGAGGAACAGATAAAGGCGCGGGTGAAATTTTTCGACCTCCGCGTGGTATGGGACAAAAAGATGGGCTGCTGGCAGTTCGCGCACGGGCTTGTGCAGTTCGTGTTTACCGACCTCGATTTTTTCACAATGGAGGATTTGCTCGCATACTTGGAGGCACACGGATGCCTGTACCGCATTGTGCTGGAAAGAGGGTCTGAATATGATGAGGAGCGGTTCAAGAGCTGGTTCGGCTTCGGCGCGGATATATGGTGGAAGTTCCACCCTCACTGCATAAGCGCGATAATAAAACGCGGGTGGCGTTCCATAAGGTCAAGGAGATTTGATTACGCTTACAAGAATATGCAGCTTGCAGACCACAGCTTCGTGCCGTTCCATTCGGACAGGCCGTGGTGGAAGCAGCTGTCGTGGAAGATGTTCTGCACGCCGAGGCTGTGGGCAAAGAGGCACAACACCGTGCGGAATAGCTGGAAAAAGAGCGGAAACACGGTGCATTTTTACGATTTTGCAACGGAACTAAAAGACAAATAAATATGTACAGAGTAATAGTAAGTTTTTATGGCACTCTATATAAGCACGATGACCGTCAGTATATTATAGAGTGCATCAAGGCAGAAGAAGCCTTCAAGCGTCTGCAAAAGGAAATCCGCAAGGAATACGGAAAGGATGCAGACGAATACAAGATAACGGATATGGAATATTTAGAAAATACGAAAATGATATGACACGCGAAGAAGTAAAAAACTTATTGCCTGTGATGCAGGCGTTTGCAGAGGGCAAAGAAATACAGTATGTCAACAGCGAAGGTAGGGTGTTGGACAAGGTGACCATGTTTGACGGTGTATCTTATGCTTTCCGTTACCGTATAAAGTCTGAACCAAAATATCGTCCATTTAAGAATTTGGAGGAATGTTGGAATGAAATGCAAAAACACCAACCAATTGGATGGACTAAACTAAAGGGAGAAATCGAATATCGTTTTATAACAGGTGTTAATGATAATATTAATTATTTAAGTGCTATTGAAGAATATACATTTGCCGATGGTACACCATTTGGTATTAAAGAATAAAAGAAAGATGGAAAACAAAAAATACAAAATGACCACTGAAACCAAAGAAGCCGACGAATACACGGAAACAAAGACCATTGACTGGGAACAAAGACGGTATGAGATTGCAAAGGCTGCTATGGTCGGACAGCTTGCCGCGCCCATTGCTGAAGATACAGACTCCAACCCAAGCATGGCTGCGGTTTGTAAATGGTCTGTTATGTTTGCGGACGTTCTGATTGACGAACTGAAGAAATCTAAAACATAAGCACAAGGGTGTACAACGCAATGAGAATAACAAAAAAGAACATTCAGAAACTTAAAAGATTAAGCGATGAACAACGAAAGCAAAAAGATTGAGGTGAGCGAAAGCAACCTTAAAGCTGCCTTTGAAGTGGCAGACGAAAGCACAAAGAAAGTGCTTGAAGCCTTGTTTGGCAAGATAGAGCCGCCAGACGATAACAAGCCAAGCCTTAAAGATTACAAGTCTATACGCTCTTATGCGGATGCTTGCAAGGCTTTGGGCGAAAAGGTAGATGAAGAAAAACTGTCAGAGGCTGGTGTGCCAAAGCACATAATCGCCCAAATGAAATTGGAGCTGATTTGCAAGGCTCTTTGGGGTGGTGAGGTTAAGGTATATCCCGACCCTAACGGCAATCGTACCTATTACTATCCTTGGTTTGCCTTATATACCAAATATGAAGTGGAGCGCATGGATAGCGAAGAAAGGGGTGTGCTTCTGTCTGCTATTGCGAATCCTGGTGCGCATGCGGGCTGGGGGTTTGCGAATGCGAATATTCGTTCCTCGTACTCGCTTGCGCACAGTGGCTTCCGCTTGTGCCTTGACACAGAAGAAAAGGCTGAATACTTTGGCAAGCAGTTCTTGGAACTGTGGGCGGAGGCAATAGCTTTCAATTTCTCTGTGGGTGAACGATTGAAATAAAGAGGAATGACATGAGTGAACTGTATTGGATAACCGTTTTAGGCAACTTAAACGGTTTAGGAATTGCGGCTACAATAATAGGACTTGTATGCACATTTACAAGTCTTAAGGTTCAAAACGACTGGGATGATTGGAAAAAGCTATTCAAAGGTTCTTGTGTCGTATCTGTATTGGGGATATTACTTCTAATATTTATCCCATGTAAACATGAACTTTATATGATTTATGGAGTTGGAAGTACGATTGATTACATTAAAGAAAATCCTACAGCAAAGCAACTGCCTGACAAGTGTGTCAAAATTCTTGACAAGTGGGTTGACGAGCAGCTGCAAAAAGAGAAGAGATAGGACGGAATAACATTAAAATAACAACAGCCATGCTGAAAAGTGTTCTTGGGCGGACAAGGAGGTCCGACATATCATTCTCGCGCAGCGGACGGATAGAACTGTCATCGAGGGTTGCACAACTCCTGTCCCTGCGTGTGGGCGATGTCATCGACATATTTATAGACGACAGAACCGGGGATTGTTTCCTGTGTCGCAAATGCCACGCACAGGAAGGCATGAGGCACGAGGCACAGGTGTACCGCACTAACAGTTGCGGAAAGCATTTCCGCACTTATTCGCGCAGACTGTGCAGGGAGGTGTTGCGCATAATGCGCTTCCACGGAGATAAGATACGGCTTCCCACAGGAGGGGAGATTGTGTCCGTAGAGGGACATGACGTGCTTCCGATTATTAACAACCCTATATAAACAATATATGCTGAAAGATATAAAATACCAAGGCATGACTGCCAACACGTCCGACTACGAATGCCCGGACGGAGACCTTGAAGTGTCGCTGGGAACGGACTTGGGGGAAAATTCCATACAGCCTGGCTATAAGCCCACATTGGAATTTACCCTCCCAAACGGCGACGGCGACGAGTGGAGAATAATGTGCGTACACCACACGCCCGACTATATGCACTACATCGTGGCAGACGGAAACCGCATGGGATATGTGGACGGAAGTACGGTGCAGAAGGGGGGAAAGGCTGACGTTACAATCATTAACGGCGCAATGCTCGGCGGAGAATGGACTGTCGAAAGCGTATGCCCTATCGGCAATACGCTTGCCGCTACGGCTACAGACGGAAGCGGCAACGGGAAAATGTTTTACATGATATGGAGGGACAGCCGCTATGTGTATCTTGGGGATGACATCCCTGAGGTTAATATGCAGTTCGGTTTACAGGCCGCGCTAAAATGGTATTCATGGCAGCTTTACGACGCGGAAAAGAGCGGAGACCGGAACGGCAGCTTCAATATCTATGTCCCGGACAGGACAGAGGCGGAACTAATGGATTTTACGGACAAGCAGAAGGAGAGCGTGTCGCCTGTTGTCATGAGCAAAGTGGCACGTTTCGTAAACGAGGTGGGCAATCGCGCCGGGCGTTTTGTCTATCCGTTTTTCGCAAGGTATGCCTACCAATTATACGACGGCACTTACACGCACCATTCCGCACCGGTGCTGATGACTCCATGCAGCGACACGATGCCTGTAGTGATTGCGCAGAACGCCAAGAACAACGAGGACTGCAACCACCTTGAGAACTGCGACATCTTCGCCACCCCGTGCGTACTCGACTGGCGTGTTACTGACAAGGAGGCGTTGAACACACTTGCAACTGACTGGAAGGACATCGTTGTGGGCATAAGCATATTTGTCTCGCCGCCATTGTACACCTACGACCAAAGCGGCAAGACGCAAGGCTTGGAGCTTTTGCGCAGGGACGCGCAAGACTGGTACACCAAGCCGTTCGACAATGTAATGCTCGCACGTGTAAACACCGGATACAACGGCGCATCACGCCCCGACAACAACCAGTACATCGACCCGGAGGGGTATGTCAATGACTTTTACTACCGCAACGGCAAGGGGGCTTGGTGGGCCGAGATGAGTGGAGAAGCGTGCAACAATGCGCTACGTAAGATAGAGGATTATATTAACCCAAACAACAAGAAGGACGCATATCAGTGGTGGGACGTGAACGAGCTTTTGAAATTGTCGCTCTTGGGCATTGCGCAATACCTCTTTGGTTACAAGACGGACGAAAACTACACTATCAGCAGCAAGTCGATATACAGGGTGCGCCTGCCTAAGTTTGAAGAGAATGAGGCCGCGAAAAAAATAAAGGACACGGCCGGGTTTTACAAACTCGGAAATCTTGAAATCGACAAAATGAACTATTCGGGGGCTTTTGATGAGCTTGACCCACATTATCTTGGAAATCTCGTGGCGCACGAGAGGCTGCCCGATGACTTCCTTTCACACGAGAGGAAATACCCCAAGGTGCTGCGAAGTTACAATGGTCGCTTGCACATGGCTAACGTAACGAGGTATGCTTACGAAGGCTTTTCCCCTTTCTCAATGTTCCCGCGCCAGACGTGTTTCAGAGACGTGCGTATGTACCACAACGATTCCGACAAAAGACTGGCGGGAGATGATTGGCTTAAATATGTTTTCGTGAAGCTGACCGGTTTCAAGGGGCTTTCCATGCGCTACAAAATCGAGAGCGGAGGCAAGACTGTAATGGCGGGAAACGAATACAATGTGGGCGAATACACAGGGATTGGCTTTATCGGCAACATGGGCGAACTGAACTATTGTTCACAAGACCCTTTGACCGAAAACCCCATACGATACGCAGACCGCCGTCTGCCGTCGTACATATTCTATCCTACTTTGCAATGCAAGGCGGTGGGGATATACCGTAATGTAGGCGATACGGGCATTAAGATGCAAGCCGTTCTCAAAGCCGACATGGAAGCGCACAACTATTTGTTCGGGACGGCTGCGCTTGAAGGCTTTTCCAATTACGCAAAAAAGGAAAATACGGAGGACGTTCCTTCCGTATCAGACGACAGGACCATAAAACAGGCCAATACCGTCTATGTCGCCGATGTCAACAATCCGTTCAAGTTCTCCGCCACAAACACCATTAGCGTCGGCAGCGGCACACTGCTCGGCATTGTACCAGCAGTGGAGGCTTTGTCGCAGGGGCAGTTCGGCGAATACCCAATGTACGCCCTCACTTCCGAGGGTGTGTGGTCGCTGCGCCCGAACGAGCAGGGGGTGTACGTTACGGTGCGCCCCGTGTCAAGGGACGTGTGCAACAATCCCGGCTCGATAACGCAGATAGACCATTCCGTGGTGTTTACCACAGAGCAGGGGCTTATGATGCTCCACGGCAACACAACCGACTGCCTGTCCGACACCCTTGACACTACATACGCACCTTCACCGCTGTCGCTCCCCAAACTGAAAGATGTCCTGTTGAAACAGGGCGTGAAGGAAAGCGACATCCCCTCCGTGCCGTTCCGCACGTTCCTTTCCGGGGCTATGCTCATGTACGACTATTCCGGAAAGCGCATCATCGTTTACAATCCGGCGAAAGCGTCCGATGGCACGCCGCTCTATTCCTACGCCTACGTTTACTTCATAAAAGGCAGACGCTGGGGTGTCATGCCCTCCGTCATAACCGCGTCCGCAAACACCTATCCCGATGCAGTCGCACAGGACAAGGACGGCAACATACTCAACCTGTCGCTCCCGGATTACCTCAACGGCTACAAGGGGGTTCTGGTTACGCGCCCGTTCAAGCTCGGACAGCATGACGTGTTCAAGACTGTTGACACAATTATACAGAGGGGGAAGCTGCGGAGAAACCACGTTTCGCAAATCCTGTACGCCTCGAACGACCTGATTGACTGGATGCCTGTATGGAGTTCCGGCAATATTTATATGCGCGGTTTTCGCGGCACTCCGTACAAATACTTCAAGCTTGCCATTCGCTGCGACCTCGGGGAGGGAGAAAGCCTTTACGGCTTCACAGTGCAGTTCACCCCAAGATTGCAGGACCAGCCGAGATAGCTTTCTTCATGTCTTTTTTGCGAAATGGGCGGGAGTGCAGAAGCACCTCCCGCCCATTTCCTTTCAAACAACAGTACAACCTAAAACGGCTTCATTTTTCTTCTTATATGTCCCATGCGCGACACAAGTGAAGCCCTTATTTTCCCAAGAACATAATCCACCTTGCCCGCCCATACGGGCGCACTGTCCGGGTATGTCATCCCGAGCCAGTCCTGCAACGCCCTGCATACCATATACTCATGCACAAGCTCCTGCAACAGGCGCACCGTTGTTGCCGAAAACCCTTCCGGCACCGACATCCTCACCCTGTACTCCGCCGGCTCTGACATGACATCGGAATATTCCGCGCCTTCTTCAGACAGCATTTCCTTTGTATATGGGTACAGCATTTCCACAGTCTCCGCATGGGCAAGGTTCAGCACCCGCGTTACGCGGTCTATGTTGCCGTCCTCCGCGATGTCCTTTACCTGATGGGCGGCGTGTGCGGCCGTGCCGCCTATTATGTCGCCCTCCACAAAGGCATAGTTAGATATGTCATAAAGCAGGTTCTTGCGCGACTGCACAAGAGTTACCGTTTTCCTTTTTTCCGTATTTCCGCAACAACTCATTTCCTCTCCTTTTTATTTTGGGCGTTGCGGGCGCACTCTCTCGTTTACAGCCAGTTTCAACGCCTCCAAATCCGCAGCGGCGTATGTGGCGTACTGTGCGGCATCCTCCTTGCCTGTCATCCCGAACCAAAGGCTCATCGCCTCGTCCACAATATACCGGTGCATTCCGGCTGATATGCTTTCAGTCAGTGCCTTGTTGAAATTCGCCGGCATGGACAAAACGAAATTCAGCGTCTTGTTTCCACTGTCAGTCTGTATGTTGTCCGCTTCCGCCGCACCGTCCGTCATGTATTCCGACAGGGCGTGCCGCAATGTCCCGCAAGCGTCCCCTATCGAACGCATAATCTGGTTCATGCAGGTCTCCTCGTCGGTTACCTGCTTGTTTGCGGCGGCTGTCGCATCCGCCTCCCTGTACATCCTGCCCGTTATGTGCGTCCTGTTCTTTATCTCGTAAACGATTTCCGACACATACAGCGTTATGGTTATTTTTTCCTTTCCCATCCTATATCGGTTTTATACGGCGGGGCGGCATCCGCTCATGCAGCATCCGCACGAACGCGCCCAATGTCGTGGCGGCTGCCTTGTCCGTTACCTCCGCCAAAGGTGCGCCGGCAAGCGCAAACCATTTTTCCGTTACCGACTGCACCATATAATTGAAAAGCAATGTCCCCATGCTGCCCTCCAACGCACTGTTGAACTCCTCCGGCATCATCAGTTTCAGCACGTAGTCATTGTCGGGGTCGGGGCATCCTCCTGCGGCTTGCGCCGCAACAATCCCCATATTCCCCTTTGCGGTGTCGGTAACGCTGTCGCAAGCCTCCGACCAGAAACGCTCGAGCATTTCCGCGTCCTCGTCCGCCGCCATTATGCGGACGTATGCGCCTTCATCCCCAACAGTCTTTGCACCGGCATATTCGGAGGTTTTCATAACCTCCTCCATAACCGCACGTTTGCTTACAGTAAGCATTAATGGTATCATCAGAAATCCAATATATTATAATTCAGCCCCACCCCTATGTACGGCTGCAAGCCGCGAGGTGTCATGCCATATCCCGCGTGTATTCCCACGCCCCAACGCTTAGGCTTGCCGCGCAAGGTTTGCGTTACCGTAACCACCTCCCGGCGGGGGTGAACGTGTATGCTGTCAAGCGCGGGGCGAAAGCCGCTCACCCACGCCGTATAGGTTGGGTCGGAGTATCGCTTCTGCGTGATTGGTATCACCGCTTCCGCGCTGTCGGTGGTTTTGCTCGCCTCATTTATGCGGTGAGCAAAGTTTTCCTTATCTTCGTTGTTATCAGACTGTAACAACGTGTCTTTGCCGCCCCCTGCACGCGGAACGCGCACTTTAACGTATTGCAAGACAACGCTGTCCCGCGCCACAGGCTTGTCAAATCTCACCGTATCAACATATACCGCCCTCACTGTGTCCCGGACAGGATTGCCGTCATTTCTGCCATAGTCCGTGCAGCCGTATATCCAGCTTACAAGCAAGCCGACAAGACAGCCAGCTAAAAACGCTATGATTAAAGCCTTTCCGCTCATTCCTCAAAATATCTGTCCGCCTCCCATGCGCGGCGTTTCACAAGACCGGCGCAAATCTTTCCGCCGGCTCTCACCCAACGTGCGAACTGCCCCCTTATCAGAGGCTCTTTCGCGTTGCGGCGTATCAGGAACAACAGGGTGCTGCCCTCCAACGCGCCGCTGCCGAGATTGAACGCGAAATCGCACAGCGCGTCAAACTGCCCCTGCGTCCTGCACACCCCCAAGGCGTTCACCTTTTCCTCAACGCCGCGCAAGTCCTGCATAAGCAGCCTGTGTGCCTCCTCTGGGGTAACGCGCATCCGGGCGGTTATGCCACGGGTGTGTCCGTAGCCTATCGTCCATTTCCCGCCGGCACACTTGTACGGTGTGGATGTGTACCCCTCAAAGCCCTTTATCGCGGCGACAAGGGTGTTGCTTGCCCTGTACTTAGCCATTGTCACCAGAATAACGCGCCTGTCATTATCAGCAATGCCCCGGACACCGCCCCGCAAGCGTCTGCGGCTATGTCCCTGTCATCGGCAACGCCTCCCTTAATCACGATGGCTATGACTGTCTCCTTTACAATGCCGAAAAACATTGCTGTAAGCAAGCTGCCGGCAATGGCTTGCATCATGCTGCACCCGCACAGGGCGAACAGCACGGTGAAAACCCAGACAATTGCCGCGCTCACGATGAAGTGCAGCGTGAAGTCAAGCGGGATTCTGCCTATAAGGCTGTCCGCCCTCTGAAGAAACCTCCTTATCTTTCCCATGATGTAATTTATTTAACGCACCGCTGCACACCATGTCGCGCAGCCTGTCAAACTTGTAGTTTATCACCATTGCCACGCCGAATATCGACCCGGCATAGACAAAGCACTGCGCCACGAACCACAGCACGCTGTCAGGTATCGTGTGCCAGCCGTTCATGCCGAGGGCGAGAAAACCCATCACCGTCCCCGACACGAGCATCAGCACCGCCGAGGCGTACTGTATCTTCTCCTTGGTGTCCTTGTCCCATTTCATTACGGATAATTTTAATGGGACAAATATAGACGGTTTCATAATTCCGGGGCGTTTATCTTTTTACACAAGTATGCAGTCCCTAAGTTCGGCAAGGTCGTCCGCCGTTACGGATATGGCGCATCCGCCCCCGAAAAGCAGAGTGCCTATAATACCGTCAGGAAGCTCCAGCCTTATCCTGCCCTTGCCTACAATGCCTTTAAGCACGCCTTCCCCGAACTCCGTCTCCGGCATGTCGCGGAACATCGTCAGCATATCGTCCGTAAGCGTCTTGGCGTTCACCTCGCCGTTCTCGTCCGCTATGAACATGGCGGCGTTGTCTATGACGGCGGAAATCCGCTCACGCTCTTTCGCCACCCAGTTCCGCACGCCCCTCTTAAGATAGGGGGACACCAATGCAAGGTGTGGGTTGCCCTCCACCAGCACCTCAATCTTGCGCTCCGCCCACGAGGTGAACGCGCCGCATATCCTCTCCTTTATTTCGTCTATGTTCATTTCTTCCCTCCTTTCTTCATCATCTTGATGTAGTCGTTGAATGTCATGTCGGCATGGTTTTCCATATAGTCGCTCATCATCGCGCTCTTGCGCTCCGCATCATCCTTAGCGCTCTTGACGAGCCGTTTCAAGAGCGTAAGGTGCTTCTCCAACGCTTCCTTGCCGTCCCGCGTCCCCTCCACAAGCGGACGCATCATCCTCATGTACTCCCTTTGCAACAGCGAAGTAACCAAAGCGTTGCTCTCCTGAAACTCCGCGTTATCCGACAGGCAGCGGAACTCGCCCGAAGTCAGCCCCTGCGTTATCCTGTCTATCTCGTCCCATATTGGCGTGCCGTTCTCCGGCTGCGGCTGCTTCCAGTTCCGGCGCAGCTCCTCCATTTGCCGCGCCAGCCTTTCCCGCTCCTGTGCTATCGCTGTCATGCCGCCGCCCTGTCCCTGCTGCAGCACAGGGTCAAAATTCATGTCCATGTTTCCCTTTTTAGTTGATGTGGTGAAAAAGGCGGGAGACAGCCCCGCGAGGGGCAGCCCCCCACCAACTAATTTACGCGCCTCCTGCGTGCAGCCTTGCGCCTTACGCCGTCTGTGCCGCCGCCTGCCTTGCGCAGTTGCAGCCGAAAGGGTTTGCGCCCTGATACCCTGTTACGGTCGGCGTGCTTGGCAATACAAGCTCGCCGTAGATGCAGCGGCAGGTCTTTTTGTCGGTGTAGTCCATGAGCAGCCTGTCCTGATAGGGGCGCACAGCCTCCATTACGGCAACCTTCTTGTCAAGTTCCGCAAACTTCGCCGCATACTTGCCGTCAAGCGCGTCATACATGTCGCGCTGGTTCTTGTAAAGGCTGAAGTCAGCGTCAATCTGGCTCTTGTACAGTCCGAAAGCCGCCTCCGTCATGCCCTTGTACAGGCTGAACTTCTCCGCGATGTCCTGCTCGCGCATCTTGCCGAGCTGTCCCTGCGTGTTCACCTTCAAGCCCCAAATGGTGTTGGTGAGCGCAAGAGCCTCCTCGCAGCCATGCTCCCACGCCTGGAATGCGGTCGGTGCGCCCGCACCCGATGCCATTGCCTCACGCGCAACCTGTATGTTGACGTTCTCCGGCGCGTTGCCGCCTCCGCCAATGCCCAAGATGCCGTTGCCCCTGCCCCAGAGCGCACCCGCGCCGAGGGCTGTGCCTATGATGCCGAGTGTGAGGGCCGCGTTGCCTTTGCCGTTGCTCGCGTACTCCTTCTTGCCTTCCTCATAGACCTTCTTCTCCACAATCTCCTTGTGTCCGTTCTCCATGTCCATAATCACTTATTTTAGACGTTTCGCCCATTGTCGGGCTTGTTGCAAAGTTCCGCATTCATCCGTGGGACGCAAAAAAGAAGGCAGACGTTTTCCCTCCCTTTTGCTTGCGTTTTACTTGCGTTTTCCTTGCGCGTTACTCGGCTTCCTTCATCTTAGCCTCCGTGAAGGCTTTGTAAAACGCCCCTGCCCCGATATAAGCCCCGGCTCTTGCTGCGGGGCGCTTGGTCTTTCCGAGCCTCTCCACGATGTCGCGCTTCATTCCGTTTATCTTCTCCTCGTACCCCTTCGCATCCTCCGGGCTTGCGGAGTTCTTAATCAGCGTCCGGCACTTGTCAACAGCCTTCTTGCACGCGTTGAACTCCATCATCTCCATATACTCCGGCGAGTTGTAGATGAAGTTCGCCTTTTCCGCGAAATCGAAAATGCCGTAAGTGGTGTCATGCCTGTAGCCGCGCAGACGCTTTCCAAGTGCGTCGAACTTGTCCTCCAGACGCGCATACTCGTTGTTCACGGCACGCTGCGTCGTCCGTTCGTCCCCTTTCTTCACAATCCTGTTGAGCAGCAGGAAGCTCCTCGGGTCATACTCCCTCTGCCCTGCAAGGGTCTCCGCGCTCTTCACGAGCTTGTCCACCGTGCCGCTCACGCCGCCGAAGTAGCCGTTAAGCAGGTACTCCACCTGCGCCGGGTTGATGTTTACCGCGCCCTTGGTGTACTTGTCCCCGCCGGTTGCCTCGTTCAGCTTCTCCGCCACGGCGACAAGATACTTATTCGTGTTCCTGTACGCTTTCGTCCATTCGGGGTCGTTCTTGTTGAAGTCGTTTTTTCTGTATATCGGCAGACCCGTCCACGAGGTGTTCGTGTATGCCTCCACGCCGGGCTTCACTATGGACGGCATAAGGTTGGAAAGTCCGCCCCCGCCCTCAAGCAGGTCTATCGGCAACGCCTGGCTAAGCTGCGCCGCCACGGCGCTTGCCAGCTCCCCGGGTGTAAGCTGCTCGCGCCCCTCTATCGCGCTCACCGCCAGCTCGCCCATGCCGTAGAACACGCGGTACTCCACAGGCAGTGGGATGCAAACCCACTGCCCGCCGGCGCGGAACATTATGTTGCTCCTCCTCGTCCACTCCGGCAAGTCCCAGTATGAGTTCCCTTTCTCGTCATCATCATCCCCGCTTCCGCCGATGTGGGCCATGAGCGTTCCGAGCAGGTACATCACAGCAGCCCCTGTCAGGGCTTTCACCGGGTGTCTCCTGAACTGCCGCGCATAGTTCGCCGTACCCTGTATCGCGGCGTTGAAGAACACGTAAAGGGAACGACCCGCGCCCGACAAGCCCGCCGCAATCCTGCCAAGCCTCGTCTGCCCCTTGGCGTCGATGAACTTCGCGCCGCTACCCTTCTTGTTGAAGTTCACGCTTATCTCCTTTGCGTCATACACGCTCCTGTCTATGGAGCGCATCATCTGACGCGAGGTCATGAACGCGGCGAAGCGGGCGCAGTTCTCGACGGCGCGGTTGTACTCGTCAAGGCGTTCGCCGAGCAGCGTGTATGCGCCCTGCAACGGTATCTTCCCGTTGTACTTCTTCAGCTCCCTCCTTATGTCGTTCTTGCGCCTGTCTATGTCCTTGACGCTGGAATACCCTGTCTCGCCGCCGTTCATCATGAACTGCCTGAACATCCTCTCCGTCTCGTCCTTGTCGTTGAGCGTGCCTTTGCGGAACTTGGCGAGTAGCAGCTTCATCTTGGCAGGGTTCAGCTTCAGCACGTTCATGTGGAAGCGCACGGCGTAGTTCGGGGTCTCCTTCACCCACACCATTGTATTGGCGTACATCATGTCGCGCAGGAAGTTCGACACCACGAAGTCCGGGTTTCGGGTGGTGTAGAACGCCGACAGTTCACGGTTTACTTTCTCGCCAAACCGCATGATTTTACCGATAGCTCCCGATATGTCATTGTCTGGGTTGGTCAGTCCGTTCAAAGCCTGTGCCGCCCTCGGGTTGCCGTTGATGGTAAGCACGTAGTCCCTGCCGTTGCGCCTCACTATCACTTGGTGCTGCCTCAGGTCGCGGCTCTCCACGACCCTGTAGGGGACTGCCGGGTTCTCCTTCTGCCTCCTGAAGTGTTCCGGGTCATCCTTCGCCGCCTGTTCCACTGCCGCCTCAAAGTCCCGCATCTTGCGTGCCACCTCGGCGGGGGTGTCGTCCTCCCCTATGGCCTCCGTCCCCCTTATCCCGCCGGCGTTAAGCGGCTGCCATTCGCCGGTCGCGTCGTTCTTCCACAGCCACAGGTCGCTTATGCTCACAAGGTCGCTCGGGTGGTTCACCGCGAAGTTCATGAACCGCTGCTTGACAAGCACGTTGCGGTTGCCCTGCATTATCGCGCTCTCCGCCATTGCCTCCATGTTGGCGAACGGGTCATCAGCCTTGCTCTTGCGCCCCTTCGCCGTCCTTATCGGAGCGTTGAAACCGCCCCTGCCCTCTGACGACACGTAGGCGTAGGCATCCTCGGCGGTCTTCTCGTCAAAGCCGCGCAGGGGGATGTAGTTTTTGTACATTCCGCGTATGTCGTCGTAAGTTTCCCGGCTTATCATGCCGCTCTCGTACGATTTCAGCAGGGTCGCCGCGTTCACGGCGTTCACTCTGTCCCAAAGGGTCTTCACGGCATGCTCCCTCTCGTAGTCCGCCACCATGCGCCGCGCCTCGTCCTCCGCATCCCCAACGTACGGCATCCCGGTAAGGGCGGTAAGCCCGGCATAGTCCCGCTTGCGGTTCTCCTTGTAAAGCTCGTTCTCGCGGTCTTGCATCCGCTGCTTAACGTCTGCAACGGCATTCTTGTCCGCCGACTTCTCCGCCTTGGCAAGCTCCTTTGCAAGTTCCTCCCTTGCCTTTTTCCGTGCGTCCCTGCGTGCCATCACCTCATTGCGCTCCAGTCCGTGCTTGGCCATCATGTAGTCCGTAAGCTCCGCACGCTCCTCCGCCGTCTTGGCGAGCCGTGCCGCCTCCTTCAGCAGCGGCTTGAACAGCCGCTGACCGAACTCGGAGCATTCGGCTTGGTTCACGGACGACAGCCTGTTCTCTCCCAAGTAGGCGTTCTCAAAGCCGGCAACGTCCTCAATGTAAACCCTGCCCTTGCCCTCGGCTTTCAGTATAGCGTCCATGGCCTCCTTCAGTCCCAGCATGCTGTCCTGCAACGCCTCCTGCGTCTGGAACAGCCCTCTCGAAACGCGCCGCTCGTATATGTCGCGGGCAAGGGCCTTGTTGTACTCCGCATTGTCGCCGTCCCGGAACATCAAATCCTCATCAGAAGCTTTTTCGTCAGAAACCTTTGGATTTTCAAAGTTTTCAACTACCTTTGCAGCGGTATCAAGGTCTTGCTTGTCTATTTCCTGCTGAACATACCGGGACGCTGAGGAGAGATAAGCGAGGCCTTTTTCTTTGTCTGCCCATTCAAGCGTTCCATTCTGAACAATAGGATAAACAATGTCCGAGACATTGCGACCATGAACCGAACGTATATCATTAACTTCAAGAATTTCACCGCCATTCTGTATTTGCCGGTTCAACTCAATGGCAACACATATATTCTTGCCGTCGCGGTCTTGCATTTCTGTCAATACGCCGAGCGCATTATCACTACGCTTGAATACGAAAATCGGATGCGCCAAGTGCGTTGGCATATTTGCAAGTGCTTCAACTGAAACATTGTGTTTTCTCACGCTGCCTTTGGTGAGAATGCGCTGTCGCATTACTATGGGCAGGTTGGGCAGGAATGCACGCATTACACCTTGCGGTCTGCCAAGGCGCAACATTTCATTCTTGTCCATCTCTCCATTCCGATAGAGCTGGAGCTGCTCGTTGAACCGCCTGTTCACCTCCTCAAGGTTTCCCTCCTGCTCCCGCTGTCTCACGAAATCGTCGAGCGGAATGAATTCATCGTACACTTTTTTATATGCCTTGTCAAATTCCTCTTCTGCCGCACGCCTTGCATCCCCTTTGCCATATACAATACTTTTCGGAACACGGAACTTACGACCTCTTCCTATCGTTACGCCGTTGCTTGCCGTGAACGGATACAGCTTGTCCAACTCCTTTCCCCGAGCCGTGTAATATTCATCTGCGTACTTTTTGCGCAGATGTTCCATCCTTGCCTCCTCCGGGGACTTCAGCCCCATTACGCGCCAAAGGGTGGGGTAGGCGTCGCGGAACTCCGCGCTCCCCACGCCGTCTTCTGTCGCCGCACGGCGCACTGCCTCATCCTCACTGTTGAAACGCTCCGCCTCGTCCATGAGGGCGTAAACGTCGGCGGCGTTCATCCGCGCCTGTACAAGGTCCATGTCTATGTGCCGTATCATGCCGTCCCAGTCCGTAACCTCAACGCCGCTTTCTTCCGCACGCCTGTCCGCACTTTTCGCTTTCGTGTGGTCGGCGTTCCTGACCTCATACATCACGCCGTAGCGGCTGAACGAGGCGTACTCGCTCCCTGTGCGTGCCTTGTGCCTCTCCGTCTTAACGCCCTCCTTCTCCAAGTGCGCCAGCAGGGCGTTGAATGTCGCCGTGGGCTTGCGCCTGAACTCTATGCCCCTGCCGTCGCGGAACGTCTTCACATCGCCCACGCGGTACAGCTCGCCGTCAAAGCCCGAGCTTTCACGCGCCGCCACGGTGTCGGCTGCATCAGCCACGCTTGGCTTCCCGCCGTTCCTCTTGCGCTTGTAAGCCTCGTGAAGCACAAACGCCCATTCGTTGTCGCCCCACTTCCTCACGCCCGGAATGCCAAGACCCTCCGCCAGCTTCCTTAGCGCGTTCTGAAGCACGGCTTTCAGCCGCCCCCAGAACGTCAGCTCCTCGGCACTCATCTTCTCAAAGCCTTTCTCACCGATGCGTCCTGCAAGGTCGGCACCATATTCCTCTGTTGCATCACGCTTGAATTTCCCGCGCTTCCTGTCTGCCTCCACATGGGCCTCCGCCAAGTCAGTGAAATAATGCGCGTCTGCATTCCCGCCACTTGCCTCATGCTCCCTGCGCTTACTCCTCATCAGCCTGTCAACCTCGGCATCGTACATCTTCCGCGCCATGCGGTCAATGGTGTCCTGTATGCCGTCTTTCGACACGCGGTAAAGCTCGTCAAGGGCGTTGTTCAGCTTCTCCTCTTCGGGGAACAGCACACGCAATCCGTCATGCCCGACAACCTCATGCAGGAATGTGTTCTCCACATCTGCCATGTTCGCGTTGTTGGGCACAACAATGGTAACCTCTCCCGTCATCGGGTTAAAGCTGCCTTTCATTCTGCGCTGGCGTGTACTCGGCAATGCCGCCACTTCCTCGTCCGTGCGGATAATGCGCACAGGCGTGTGCAGACGCTCCGCCAGTTCGTTCACCCTCGCGGTCATGGCATCCCTTTCCTCATCCGCCACATCCGTTACATCCATTTCCATAGAGCGGAACTTGGCATCACCCCCGGGCGTATCATCCTCCACATCAACGGCAACATCGGTTGCAGCCTCCACGCTTGCGTCCATTTCGGCATACTTCTTCTCCTTTTCTGCCATTTCCACTTTCATGGCCTCGGAGTATTCCTCAAACTGACGCTTTGCCTCTTCAAGTTCCTTGCCGAACTCAAAAGGTTTGCCCTCACGCTGTTTCAGTTGCTCCAACTCTGACTTGCCGTGTTTCACCATGCGCGTGGCTATGTCGAACCGCTCTGCGAAGTCCTTGCCTGTAATGACGTTCTCGGTGATGTCCTCAACGGCATTGCGCAAGAGCGACTGCTTGACAGGTATGTCGGTCAGCCCGAGTTCGGGGCATGAGTAGGTCATTTTGCGGTGTATCTCTGCAAAGAGCGAACCGCCAATGTTCTGCGTCTCACGCGACATATCGGTCTTTACAACGAAGTCATAGCCACCCAACGACAATGTGAGGGTGTTGGTCTGTGCCGCATTGCTTGGGTGTTCTTTAATTGCCTTTACCGCATCGAGGATTTTCTTGTTGTGTTCCTTGATGAAGTCGACCATGGCGTCAACAGAACCAAACTTCTGTTTGCCTACGGTTATCTCCGTGAACTTGCCATCGGGAAATGCCTTTTGCACGGCAAGCAGGTGGGCGTTGGCTTCCTCTGCTCGCTTTTCCGCTGCCTTTATCTGTCCCTCCAACTTGGGCTTGGCATTGTGGATATAGGTTTGGTCGGCCTCCCACTGCTTCCTGCGGCTCTCGTACTTGCGCACGTTCTTCTCCGCATTGTTCTTCAGCAGGGCGTACTCGCTGCCCGAAAGCTGCGCCACGGTGTCACCGAACACATCTTCTTCCTCTTCAAGCACGCGGTTGTTCATGCTGTCCTGCATCAGTCGGTCGCCCTCCATCACGCTGTTGGCAATCGCTCCCTTGGTTTTCAGTCGCTGATAGGCTGTTACGTCAAGGCTGTCCTCCACACCGAAACGGAGCACACGTACTGGCTTGCCCCATTGCTTGTGCAGGTTGCCCTGTCGCAAGATACGGCCATTGCGCTGTGTGTAGTCCATCGGTCGGTTGGGCGCATCGAGGTGGATAAGGGTGTGCAGACGCTCCTGTATGTTCACGCCTGTGCCAAGGGTGGCTGTACTGCCGAGTACAACACGTACTTCGCCACGGTTCACCTTGTCGAAGATTTCCAACTTCTTCTTGATGGTCATACCGGGTTTCATCACGACAACCTCGCTTTCGGGAACACCTTGCGCTATGAGTTTCTGCTTGATGTCCTCATACAGGTTGAAACCGCTGCGCTTGTTTTGGTAGTGGTCGGCAAAGATGGCCACCGTTCCCTTGTAGTCGTCCGTCTCTTTCAACGAGCGCAGGGTTTGGCGCACGGCCTCGTTGGTCTTGCTCCTTGGATCATCCTCTGCATCCATCTCCACAAGTCGGGCATCTACTGCGGCTCCTTGGGCAATGCCGTACATGGTGAGCGGTATACTGCTGTTCTCTTTCTTCTCCTTGCCGCTCATCTGGTCAAAGCGGTCAAGTTCGGCTCGCACATACTTCATCACGCTGCGCAGGGCGCGTGTCTGTGGCAGGTAGATATCCTGTGCCTTTCCGCCCTCAATTTCGGGTATCTTCTTCACCAATTCGGTTTGGTCTTTGGTGAGTACGGTGTCGGCCACGCCCGACCATATACGCACAAGTTCGGGCAGGTTCACATATCCTGCAAAGCGGTTTACTTCCTTGAACTTGCCGCTGGTGTTGAACTCTGGCATCTGCTGTATGTTGCCGAAGTTGCGCACGAAGTCGTCAAAGTAGTAAATGCCGTATTCCTTCATGGTGTCCTTGGGCATGAGGTAGCGCATGAATGTCCATATCTCTGCGGCTGTATTGCTGATAGGTGTACCTGTGGCGAAGATGACGTTACGTCCGTTATTCTTCTCCAACACGGCTTGCGTCTTTAGGTACACGCCCTGCGACTTCTTGCTGTATGAAGGGTCAACGCCTTTCACTCCGCGCTGCATGGCTGTGGTAAAGCCGAGGTGCTTGTACTCGTGCGCCTCGTCAATGAGCAGGGCATCAATGCCCATGTCGTCAAAGTCCTCCACATCGTCTGTGCGGCGGTCAAGCATTTCTTGCGCCTTGACGGCTGCGTTCTGCTTGGCAACGGCTTTCTTCTTCTCGTTGTTGGCAGAGCGTTTCTTGGATATGCCGTCCGACAATGCGGCCATTTCCGCTTGTAGGTCGGCCAACTCTTTTTCGGCTCGTCTTGTTATCGGGTCTCTGCCGCTGGTGTCGGCCTGTCGCATCTGTTCAAGCACAAGCATCTTCTCGTCTATCTTATCCTGCACAAACTGCATCTGACGCTCATCGCTGTCGGGGATAAACTCAAAGGTGCTCTGCGGCACGACAATCATGTCCCAATCGTTGTACTTGATTTTGGCGTAGAAATTCTTTCTGCCCTCTGCGTTGCGGTCATTGTCCTCAAGCGTGAGTATCTTGGCATTGGGGTAGAGTTCCTTGGCCGAGGCTGCAAACTGGCCTACGGTGGCGTTCTGCACCACAATCATAGGCTTGCGTGCAGTGCCGAGTCTGCGCATCTCCATTGCTGTGGAGATAAGGGTGAACGTCTTGCCTGTACCTACCTCGTGGGCGAGCAACAACGGCTGCATCGTGCCGCGCACAATGGCCTTGCCTTGGTGGGGACGCATCTTGAACTTGTGGGTCGCACCTCCGAAGTATTCGGGTACGAAGTCATCGGGTATGCTCATAGGCACATAGTTGTTGAAACGGTCGTTATACTCCGTCTCCATGCGTGCCGACAAGTCCGCATCGCTCTGCATCTTCTGGCGCATCCAGTCCTTGAAGTCCTGCCGTATCTCGTCTATCTTGGCTGCACATGCTGACGTGGCCTCGCGGTCGGTGATGGTTTCCGTTGTGCCGTCATAGTGTTTCTCCGTGCGTGATACGATGACGCTCTTGTTTTGAATGGCGGCTCCGATGAGTTCATGCCCCATGATGGTTTTCTTCAGCATCTCGCTCACGATGCCCATAGCACGGTTCTTCTCCACGTTCGTTCCATAGGTGGGGGCTTTCATGAACCATGTGCCACCTGCTGCCGTGAAATGCACGTCTATGTCGGTACGGTCTTTCACATACTCGTCATAGAGTTTGGGGTCGAGCCATGACGAGCCGAGGGTGAAGTCTATCAAGTGGGCAGGGATATTCATAGGCACTACTTCCTGCAATGCCTTGATGTTCCCCGTGTATTCACCATTCTCGTTGTTGGCCTCTGCCTGTTTCAGTTTCTCGCGCACATTGCCGCTCAGATACTTGTACGACACTTCCATCTGCCGTGTGGCAGGGTCTTCAAAACCGAGTCCGCTTTCGATGATTTCATGCTTTACAGCATCCTCGCTCATGCCGAGTTGCCCTGCAATGTAGGGTACATCTATGCGGCCGTTCTTGAACATGCTCACCACAACTCCGTCCTTGACGTTTTCGGGGTGCGGCTCGCTTTCCTTTTCTACGACACGGCCTTTCATCACGTCTGCCTTGTCGTAGGTCTTGACCACACCGCCCTTGCCGTCTCCTTGCTCCTTGTACACTTCCAGAGAGAACACGTTGGGATAGTCCACGTCATTGCGCAGCCATGCCAACTGGTTGTTCTTGGTGAAGTGGCCGTAGGTGCTGACAAAGGCATCGTATGCCTTGTTGAGTTTGTCAATCAATGGTTGCAGTCCTGCATCGCCCTCGTTCTCGGTCTGGTATTTCATCACGTCCGCCAATGCGGTCTTGATGGCAGCATAAGCAGTAAAACACTCTTGCTTGGTATGTCCCTTTATCTTCTTGTCGTTTACTTCAAGAGGATAGTAACCGCCAAATCCTGCGGTGACGAGCTTACCGTCTTTCAAGTACATCTCGCCAAGCTTTTTGCCGTCAGCAGAGACATCGCTCACATAAGATGGTTTAGCATTCTCCATGGTTGCCACGCTGCTGCCTGTCTCCTCTGTAAACGATTTCACAAAGTCTGCCAGCATCTTGCCTTGGTCTTTGCCGCTTACCGGGTAAAGTCCCTTGCTTGTGGGTCTGAACGTGTCGCCCTCCTCAAAGGCAAAGCGCATTTCTCCTGCCATGTGGTCGGGGTGCTCGATGAAATACTTGTTATAGTCCATGGAGAGCTGCTTGGCCTTGCGTGCGCCCGGCTCCTCATACTCGGCTGTGCGCTCACCGCTGATGTTGCTCACGTCAATGGCTTGTGCCGACTTCTGACCGTTCACGCGCTTACGGACTACGATGATGTCTGATGTTACGGTCGTGCCGCCAAAGGTCTTGTTGTTCATGCGGAATGCTCCGATGAAGTCCGAACCTCCCTCGTTCACCACCCAGTCGCGCAATGCCTTGCTGTTGTCGAGTGTGCCGTTTGACGATATGAAGATACCCAGACCGCCCTCACGCAGTTTACGCACGTTCTTGGCAATGCAGAAGTCATGGATATTGTGGAACTTCTTGGAGAGGTCGCTGTCGCCTGTGGTGTCGTTCACGCGCAACCCAGTAACGAATGGCACATTGGTAATAGCCAAATCCACGCTGCCGTTTGGTATGCGTGTCTGCTCAAAGCCTTGTATCTCCACTTTAGCATCGGGGTAGAGCAACGAGAGAATGCCGCCAGATGTGCCGTCTATCTCAATGGCGTGAATGTTACTGCGCTCGCTTACCGTTGTAGGCATCTGTCCCAAAATGTTGCCAATACCTGCAGAACCCTCCAAGATGTTGCCTCCCTTGAAACCAAGTTGTCCTGCAATATCCCAAAGGGTATCAACAACGTAGGCAGGGGTGTAGTAGGCACTGTTGGCACTCATCACGGCTTGCTCGTAGGCTTCCTCGCCCAGCAACTCGCGTATCTTCTTGTTGCGCTCACGCAGTTTCCAGTCGTAGCCTCCATCACTGAAAGCGGCTCCAAGTCCGCCCCAACCGCTGAATTGTCTGAGCACACGCATCTGCTCGGGAGTGGCTGTCTCACCGCTCTCAAGTAACTCATGTGCCAACTCAATGGCTTTGATGTTGGCCTCTATTCTGCCGTTTACCGAGGTCGGGGCATGGTCTGCGCCACGCTCCGAATGGTTGTTGCGCGTGTTCTTCGGCTCTGTTAGTCCATGAAGTCCAGCGGACTCAGCCCGATTTGCGCCAGTGCTTTGTCCTCCTCGTCCTCCGTCAGGTCTTCCACTTTCTTGTGCAGCTGCTTTGCGAGTTGTGCTTTCGCCTCCTCGAAGTCCTTGCTGTTGTCCACGATTGTCGGTCGGCACTGCTTCGGTGCGTACCGCATCATCATTTCGTTGTAATCCATTTTCTTCTTTCGGTTCATCGAACAGCCCAGCAAACAAATTGCCCACCTGCTGCTCTGGTTTAACTTTCTTCTTCGATGCCTTTTTCTTCATCGCTGGTTTCGGCTGCTCTGTCGATGCTGGAGTAGTGGTAGGCTCTGATGCAGCCTTGGCCGCTTTCTTCTCGCGTGCTTCCTTGGCAATGCGTTCCGCCTTTTGGAAAATGTCCTCATTCTGTGGCTCGGTTTGTGCCTTGTGCCGCAACTGGTCGGGGTGGGCATTTACCCACATGACAGGTGCTTGACCTGTGTCTATGCGTATGCCATCCAACTCGTTAGGCTGTGCCACTACCGCATCATGCCATGTATTGCCATCGGGAGAATACTGCACCTTGTCGCCAACCTTGTATTCACCCTCCTTGACATTACCTCGCTCGGGGATATACTTGTAGGTGGCACGCTGCACATTCTTCAGCAGTTCATCATAGGTTACATCTTCGGCAAACCACATATTCTGTCCGTAGCGGTCGTTACCGCTTGCGTTCGGGTTCTCCACACGGCACATGATACCTGTCACTTCAAGATTATCACCTCTTCTGTCTGTATCGCCCTTATCGAAAGCTGGTTCAAGTTGGATATTCACATACAACTCTCTGCCCTCTGCCAACGGCAAGTGCATGGTTACATCGCCTCCTGCCGGGGCTATGTTGGCCACTGCAAGGGGCTTGGTCTTGCGCTTTCCTTTCTTGTCTGCCTCTCCGTGAGTGGCCTCGTATCGGTCAAGTCCAAGGTCGTCTATCAGTTGGCTTGCAAGGTTGGCAGCGTCCTTGACGGCTTTCTTCTCGGCATTGCGCATATAGCCGTATGCCTCGTTGAAGTCCTTTTCCACTTGGTCGACCTCGTAGTAGCCAAGCAGGACGAGCTGGTCGTTCACCTTGTCGAGGGTTTCATCTACTCGCTCGGCTGCTCCGTTGAGGGCTTGCTCATCGCTTGAAGTTTCTGCGAGACTTTCTGTTTCGCTTGCAACAGTCTCTGCTTCTGCTGCAACAGCATCTGTATCTGCTGCTGTCTGCTTTTCGGTTTCTTTTCGTTGCTCATTTCTTGTTGCCTTTAATTCATTGTTTGCTTTTTCTGCGGCCACTTGTGCCTTGCCTTCTTCAACTATCATGTTGGCTTGTGCCATCACGTCCTTGTTTGGCTTATCGAAGTTCTCCACATCAAAGGCATCAACCTCCTCTGTAGGAGTAAACATCGTTTGGTCATAACCAGGAATACGTTTTGCGCCCTCATAAAACGATTTCAGCCACGGCTTGATTTTATAGCCGAGACGGCTGACCATTGCCTTTGCAAATTCGGGGAATTTCACAAATCCTTGGTCAATATATCCAAGGGAGTAGTTCACACCTGCATTGTACACAAAACGTCTCTGTTGAGAGGTCATCGCATCGGGGTCGCGGAACTTTATGCCTCCGTCCAATTCTTCATCGCCAATACCAAGCAATTCACGAAGAATGTCCTCATCATGCTTCATTTCATCAGTAATGACAAGTTTCTTCTCACCATCCTGCTTTGGTTGCTCAGCTTTAGTCGGCTCTGAAGGCTTCTGCTCTGCCACATCTGCGACCTCTACACGGTTTGCAGGTTTCTTGGCTGCGGTCTTCTTGCTTGCCGTTGGTTTCTTCGGCTCTACGGCATCGCGCATCTCCTGTGCAGTCAGCGGCTGATTGTCTGCCACGGCATCATCATTGCCCACCATTTCAGCGGCCTTGCGTGCATCTTCCTCGCTGCGGAACATCCAGCCTCCGCTCTCACGGTCTTTCCAACCTCTTGCAGGGGCAAAGCGTCCCTCGCCAAGTCGCTCCTTGGCAAACTCCTTGACGGCTCGCTCTTGGTTGGCTGTCAGTTCGCCATTGAACATAAGCAGCGACACATCGCTCGTCTTACCTTTCTTATTAGTATAGGTTGCAGGAGTGATGGTGTAGGCTGCATTGTCGGTGGGTGCTGCCGTTGCATTCTTTTCATTCCATTTCTTGGCAGCATCAAGAATTTGTTTTGCTCTTTCGGGAGTATTGTCAAGTTCAAGACGCATCAAAGTTTGGCTTTCACCATGTACGCCAAGAGTGAATGCCGCGTTTTCTATCTCTTCATCAGTGATATTGTCATTGTTGTCGGTTTGTGCTGCCGCCTCTTCCTTTGCAGGGACATTGGCCACGGTCTCTTTCTTCACCCCTGCATACTCTGCAAACGGCTTGGTCTTGCGGTGGCTACTGTCTATCCACTTCTCGAAATCTTCGAGGTTCGTGGCGGACACGACAATCCTGCGCCCATCTTCCCAACCTTTCTCATAGTTGGCGAGATAGTCGCTCTTTGCCTCGTCCATGTCGTTGAAACCAAGCATCACCTTATGTTCGTCAAAGCTGCCATCGGGGTTGTACTGGTCCACCACATACACCTTGCGTCCATTCCAACCATCAATGTCGTTGGAGAGGAACACGTCTATGTGGTCTCCGTCCACACCCTCCGTGCCACGGAAATAGCCGTAGGTGTTGTGCATCTTGCTTTCCCACTGCTTGCCGTCGGCATCGGTTCCGCGCCGTATGCTGCCCTCGGGCTGTTCAATGGTAATGTCGAACATACCTACCTGCACATGACCTTTCTTGTAGTTGCCAGCCTCTTTCTGTGCCTCTGTGGGTTCGGTGTTCACCTCTGCCGAAGCCGCGTCAATCTGTTCGGAAAGCGGCATTTCCGCTTTGCCTCCGGCATCTTTTCCACCGTTTTCTTGCAAATCCGCGCTTTCTTCCGTAACTTTGCCCTTGGAATTATTGGGCGCAGCAAGCTCTGGCCCATTCGCACCATGAGAGGCTGACGTGGGATTGGTGGTAATTTCTTTTTCCTCTTTGCTTCTGTTATAATCTACGGCAGTAACAATCCAGTTCTTCTTTACTCCATCGTAATCTTTTCGTATTGCCACACGGTAGCCGTCCTCCGACACCACGTAGCGCAACCGTCCGTCCTGAATGAGTTTGCCATTCTTCAAAATGCTTTCTATCTTGTCGAATGCCGCCTGTTCTGTCCCGAAGTCCTTGCCTTTGCCAACGTGTTTCGTCAAGATATGGCTGAGACCGCTATTCTCATCGCCCCACACCAAATCTATGTCGCCGGTATCGTCCCTGTGGAATACGCCCAGCAAGTCCCCGCTCCTGTGCTTCGTCAGGAAATCGAATGCTGCCTTGGCATCACCCCTGAACTGGTCGTATATGTCCCCGAACGCGCCTTTGCCGACAGGTTGGGGAACTTCACCTGCCCTTACTTCTCTTCCGGATGCGCCTTGCGGTACAAATCCGCCCGCAGCATCGCCTTCGCCGACAGCACCAGCCGCGCCGCCGGTGTCTCCGCCGCCTTCATCTCCTCCGGGCTTATCAAGCCTTTCTCCCTGCACAGGCGGAACGCCTCGCGCATCCTCTCCTCCGTTGTAATCGTCTTTGCCATTCTCACTGTATTTTTCTGCATATTCTGCATTTATATTGTCTATAACCTCCTGCGGAACTTGGGCCGCCTCTTCCATATAACGCGGAAGCCACTCGTTTTCGTATTCGTAATATTCCTCCGGGGTCATGTGGTACGCCTCCATGAACTGCCCTCGCTCGTACTCCTCCCCCTGTCTGCGCTCCTCCGCGCTTTCGCCATTCTCCGCATGGGCGGCTTTCGCATCGTCCATCATGGCACGCGGCGAAGTGTAACGGCGCAAAACGTCAAGTATCACGTCCAAAGCCTCCATGCTGTCAACGCCGGTGTCCCCAACGCTGTCAAAACCAGCCGCAGCCGAGTAGTCGGCAAGCATCCTCTCCGCCGCCTCCTCGGGCGTGAAGCCGTCCTTGGAAAGAAGCCAGATGCGTTTGTTGCGCTCCGTGCGGCTGCCGGTGAAGCCGAGGTGTGCGCCGAGACCCTGCGTGCCGCTCTCCCTGTCGCCCCACAGAAACCTGTACTTGCCTGTGGCTATGGTGCGCATCGCATAGTCCGCAAAGTCTGTGTAGTCCCCCAGCGCGGCATCCTCCTTGACATAGCGTCCGTTGCGCCGCAGCTCCTCACGTGCCGCGTCAAGCCGCTCCTTCTTCCTGCGCCTCTCCGCCTCTTCGGCGGCACGCGCCCTGCTTGCAGTCTCGCCGGCTATGGCACGCCATTTTTCCAGCTCGGTGCGGGCTTTCTCCACTGCCGCCTTGTGTCCCTTGGCGGCGGCTATCTTCTCCGCAACGGTAACGCCGTGGGCGGGGGCGGACTTCTCCGCCTTTTTCAAGGCGGTCTCCATGTCCTTCACCATGCTGTCCGCAACGCCCTGCGCCATGCCGGCGTCGCCGCCGCACTGCTCCACAAGAGCGTCCCATGCGGTGTATGCGTCAGCCGCCGTGTAAACAGGCTCGCCGTTTGCGTCCTTGGGGATGAGCGAAAGCGCGGAGGCGTTTTCCCCGCCCTCCGCTTGCATATCCGAATTTTGTTCCGTATCTTTGCCGGCAGAATGTTCAGGCGAACTGACACCGAGCAAGGCAGACTGACTGTCAGTAGGAGTAAGTCTGTTCGAATCGCCAAGGGGTACTGACACCCTGTCCTGCGCTGTCGGATGCAGGCTGAACGCGGCATCTATCCAGACTATTCTCCCATTGCGGAGTAGTCTGGATATTCTGTTTTCTGATTTCTCCTGATTGGAAACGACAACTTCTCCGCCGTCCTTGCTTACTGTAACGGAAGTGAAGTGGTAGTAGCGGCTTCCGTCTGCTTTCGTGAATGTTTTCACGAACACATACGATGAAGGTCTCTCCTCCGCGCCGTTTTCCTTTGCCTTGCTTGAATCCTCCACTATTACGTCAGGGGTTTCAAGCGTTGGCTTGACCATTCCGAGCTTGCCGTCCCTGCCGCGTTGCGCGAGTTTGAAGTACTGGTTTTCGCCCATCTTCACATTCCCTATCGGTGTGGTCACCACACCGTCCTCGCCGAATTGGGAAAGCCAGTTTTTCGGGTTCAGCTCCATTTCGGGAGCGGCTTGCGCACCCGATTTCATTTCGGATATGACGGTCTCTGTTTCGCTTTCTGACAAACTCCTTCCAACGGCATCAGAGTTTCCGTTCTCCTGCACCGCAGCATCCGGCTTCTGTTCCTCCACCAAATCCTGCGGTGCATTTCCGGGCGTTCCCTGCACGCTTTCAGTCGTATTTGGTACGTTTTCAGTCGTATTTGGTACGTTTTCCCCATTTTCCTGCACATCCGCCTCCGCAGCATCTTCGGGGGTGCGCCGCCACGACACATTGCCGTAAGCGTCCCTGACCTCCTGTACAGCCGCCTCGAACTGCTCCGTGGGTATCAGCGCGACCCTGCCGCCCACGGCTGCCTCAACGCCGTCCTCGCTCACGCGCTGCACAACACCGCTTACCGGCGTGCCGTCCTCGCCTGTCATCACGAAAGTGTCGTTGACACCGTACTTCGGGGTGTTGTCGAACTTGTCAGCGGCATCCTGCGCAATCCGCTGGCGCACCGCCTCCGCAGCCTCCTCCTTCTCCGTCTCTGGGTCAATGGCATCCCCCACCTCCCTTATCGCGTCGGGGGACACCATTTCCATTGTGCCGTCCTCACCGCACACCACGATGCTGCCCCGCGTGTCCTTGGGGTCTATGACCACACCGCCGTCCCCGGTGAACTCCACGTTGCCGGCAAGTATATATACGGAGCGCTCCGTGCCGTCAGCCTTGGGCTGCTTCATCACGGCGGGATGCACCATGCCGTCCTTGCCGGTGCGCCTGTCAACGGCGGCCTCGCTTTCCGCAACGCCGCTGTCAATGTCATCGCGCACCCTCTCCAATGAGCCGTCAAAGGCTGCCTTGGCGTTCAGGTAGTCAATGTACGGCTGCACCTCCTCGTCCGTGTAATAGGGCGTGCCGTCCTCATTCCGTGCGCCGAGCATCATTTCAATATGTGTCCTTACGTCAGTCCCGTCGGGGTTAACGCCGTCAGCCTCAACCTTTCTGCGTGCCTCCTCGTAGCGGGTCTTTATATTGTGCATATCATTGGCATCCGTTGTCTCGTAGCCCTCCGAATAAGCCATGTCGCCGGCATCCGCGCCGCCGTCCCCCTGCGCAGCCCCAACAGTGGTGGCTATGTTGTATCCCCTGTATTCCAGAAGCCGCCTTGCATAATTCAGTATCTCCTTGCGTTCCTCGTCGGTCTTCACCGTGCCAAGTGCCTTGGCGATGACTGTGCCCATGTCGGCGTTGTCGGCGTTGTCAAGCCCGTCCTTTATGGGTTTCCACACCTCTTCCGTCATCCTGTACCGGGCTAAAACGTCCGCCCTGTCCATAAGGTGCTTGGCGCGGTACTGACCCGCCATGCGCCCGCCGTACTGTACCGTGCTTATGCCGCCGAACACCGCGCCGGTGGTCGCCATGCTTATGGCAAGCCCCGCCCACAGCTTCCAGCGCTGCTCGTTGTCGGCGACATCCTCCCAGCTGCCCTGCCCGGTCTGGAACGCGGCGTTCTCTATGTTGTTCAGCTCCTCCTCGAGACCCTCGAATGGAAGATCCTGTATGTGCGCGTGCCTGAACATCCTCGCGCCGCCCTCGGTTATAAAGTCAGCGGCATTGTACGCGGCACTGCCCGCCTTTGTCTTCCGCAGACGCTCCAGCCAAGCCTCCGCGCCGCTCTTTATGCCGTTGTAGTAGCGCACAAGGCGGTTTCCGTCCTTCGAGGGGGCGAACAGCCTGTCTATCGACATCCCGAGCCTGGTCTTGGCAAACGACTTCTTCCCGGCTTTCCAAAGGCTCTCCATGTGTTCGCCCGCCATTTCCGAACTGTACTCGAAAGAGTTGGAAAGAAGGGCGGTTACAAAGGCGTGGGCGGTATCGTCCCCGCCGGTGTAGTAATACCTGCCGTTCTCGTCCTGCTCCAATTTCCCCGCGTAGTTCTCCGCCGCCTGTCCCAGCGTCGCCGGCATACCGACCGTGGACGCGCCTGTCAGACCTATCGCCATGTCCTCCGCAACAGCCCCGAGCGCACGCTTGGTGTACCTGCCCAAGGCGGAGGCGACACCTTTCCTTGCAGCCTGTCCCGCCGCCGTCTTCACAGCCCCGCGCATGGCGGCGCGTGAAAGGGTTTGTATGCCGCCTATAACCTTGCCGCCGAACATGAACGGAAGCATGTATATCGCGCTGTTGCCGGTGAGCTGACCGAACTCCCTTGCAAGCCCGCCGCTTCCGGCGGCAACAGCCTGCTCCCTCTCGTTCTTGTCCAGCGCCTCCATGAACATCTGCCGCGCCTCGTCAACACCCTTGTCAAAGCCCGAAGCCGAACCTGCGGCACGGTATTTCGCCAAGTCGGATGCCGTGTCATAGCCCAAGAACTTCTCCACGGCACCCTGTGCGCCCCTGTATATCTGCCACCAGTAGTCATCGTTGCCGCCGAACCTGCGGTCTTTAAGACTGCGGAGGCGCAGCTCCTCCTGCCGCCTCGCCGCCGAAAGGGCATTGTACTCCTCATCGGCGTTGGCTGCAACGTTCATGGCGATGCTCAAAGTCCCGCCGCCCTGCGGTATGCCGAGCTTTCTGCGGCGTGCCGCCATCTTCGCGTCCAGCTCCTTTATGCGGCTTTCGGTATCGGCTATCTCCGCGTCCTTGCCCTCCGTGGTTGACAGGCGTTCCTTCTCCGCCTCCTCCGCGTCTATGGTCTTCAGCCTGTCTATCGCCCCCTGCCTTGCGTCCCTGTCGGCGCGTTGTGCGCCCTTGTCCGAGGTTATGCTGTACCTGCCCGTTATCCTGCCTTTTTCGTCCCTCTCGGCTTCGGGTACGAATATGCGGGCGGGCGCAACGCCCTTGGTGTAGTCGTCAGCGTCCAGCATGCCGAACCGCTCAAAGCCCGCACCGAACACGGACGGCATCTTCCTGCCTGTCTCGGCTTGGTAATCCGCCGCGTCTTTCCTGTGCCGCACATACGACTTCTGCTCCTCGGTGAGGGGCGCGCTAAGGAGGTCCATCGCCGGCTTTGCCGCCTCTCTCTCCTTTTCAAGGCGGGCTGACACTCCGGCAAGCTTCTTCCGTCCTGCCGCCGCCTTTTCCGCGTTTCCGCTTTCAATGCCGCGCACGGCATCCGAAACCTCGTTGGCATCCCTCACCTTTGCCATGGGGTCTTTCAGGTCAACAGTGCCGAAGCCCTCCGGCAGGTGCAACGGATTTTTCACAGTGGGAGTGGGTTTCGGTTGCGGTGCACGCCGTATAGGCGTGTCCGTATGCAGCTTACTCATGAACTCGCCATAGTCCTTGCCTATCTGCGCTCCGTTTTCCGTGAGTAAGTCATAAACTTTCTTGCGGTTCTCATAGTTGCTGTCACCCGAAAACCCTTTTACAAACGTTTTGTAGTCTTGGGTGTCCCCGCCGTTTCTCAAGGTGTCCCAGACCTTTTTTAATTTGTTGTTATCTATTGGCATAATTGTGTCCGTATTACAATTTCAAACCTCCTGCCCAATTGGATTTCTGCTCTTTCTTTTGCGCCGTTGGCTTTGGTTGGGGGGCGGCTGCCTTCTTTTGCGCCGTTGGCTTTGGTTGGGGGGCGGCTGCCTTCTTTTGCGCTTCCGCCGCCCGCTTTACCTCCGCCGCTTTTCTCGCAGCCTCCGCCGCCCTTTGGGTGGAGTTTTTGCCTTTCACGGTTGTTGTCCGCCCAGTAACTGCTTTTTCCTCTGTTCCGTCTTTCCTCGTTATGGGTACATAGGTTTCAGACGTGTTATTATTGTCAGCTCCGTAATAAAAAGTGTTCCAATAGTCGTACATTGACTTGTTCGGCACTGCGAAAGGCTTCCTGCCCGAACTTTCAGGAGGGTACACTATATATTTCCCACCGCCCGAGCCTCCGCGTCCGCTCTTGGAAGCCCTTATCCTGTTCGACTGTGCGTTTTGGGCGGCAATCTTCTCCATATTCCTGTGATACTTCGCTGTCTCCTCGTTCCTTTCCTTTCCGAGCTGAACCATATCAGCCTTGTGTTTTTGGTCGGCGGCATCCTTTGCAGTCTGCCTTTTCAGCGCGGCTGCCTGTGCGTCCCGCGCCGCCTTTTCCTTGGCGAAGTACAGCTTCCACTTCTTCCTGTCATTCGCCGCCTCGTCGTCAAGCCTCCGCGCACGCTCCATGCCGGCGGCATACTCCTTGCCCTTTGCGTCAAACTCCTTGTGCAGCCTCTCCCAGCGGTCGCGCTCCTTGTCCGAAAGGCTCTCCTTCGGCTTGTACATGCTCGGTGCGCCCTTGGTGGTGTAATAAAGGTTCACTATGCTCGAAAGGGCGTTAAGCCCGTCCCCTATGCTCGCGAAAAGCTTGTCGCGCTTTTCCTTTTTGCGCCTCTTCTCCAGCTCCTCCTGCGTGGGCTGCGGATTGAGCAGCCCGTACAGTTTCTGGTACGACATCACAGGCTGCGCGTCGGCGTGTATGTTCTTAGCCTCGGCGGCAAGCCTCTCCTCCGTGTCCGCCTTTGTCTCGCCGGGTGTCTCGCCGGGTGCCGCGCCCTGTTCCGCAAGCTGCGGCGCGGGCTGCTGTTGCGGTGCTACAGGCTGTTGTCCGTCCGTCTGCCGTTCCTGCCCCCTGCCTTTCCCCTCGTCCGGGTTGCCGAGGAGTATCAGGTCCTTTGTGCTTCCCATGGTCAGAATGCTTTTGCCATTTTGCCTCCCGCGTCAGCCACGCCCTGCACGGCTTTCGCTATCTCACCTGCCTTCTTTATCTCCAAGTCGTTAAGGCTGTCGTCCAGACTGTCCCTCGTTTTCATATACTGCTGCTCCACAGCGTCCTTGCGCGATGCGGCGGAAGCCGCCATGCTCGCCATTGTCGAGGACAGGGTCTGGCTGTTCGCCTCCCGCGCCGCTGCGGCGGAAGCCTCCGTGCCGCCCATTACGGCCTGCGTCCCCGCCGACTGTCTGCTGCGGTTGCGGATGATCTCCTCCGTCTGCGCAAGCACCCTTTGCGCATCGGCACGCTGAAGAGCGTCCTCGTTGTACCTCTGGTCATACCACGCCTTGTTCGCCTTCTGCCGCTGCTGCAAGTTCTTCCTCACCTTTTTCATCGCCTTGAGAGCCTGAACGTGCCCGAATATTGACGAGGCGGCATCAAGACCGCCGCCTATGATTGCTCCTATTCCTGCCATGTCTTATGATTTACAGATAAAAACATATATTTCACGCCCAAAGATAAAGTGTTATCTTTGCGGCATACGTTTAAGTTTTTACACACCTATGGCTATCGGGAAAAAAACAGGCGGGAGGCAGAAAGGCACGCCCAACAGAATAACGGCTCTCGCAAGGGGAATGATGCAGAAATGGCTTGAGATGCACAGCAGTGTCCCAAAAGGCGAAACGCTGCCTATAATGATGCAGGATTTCGCGCAGCTTGAGCCGAGGGACAGGGTGAAAGTGTCCGCCGAGTTCATAAGGATTATCATGCCCAAGACAGTGAGCATAGACGACACGGAGGGGCAGACAACTCTCGAAGAGAAGCTTGCCGCCCTGTCCGTGGAGGAATAACACAGGCTTACTCTTTCTCTTTCCCCCTTTCCTCGTCGTCCTTTCTCCACGCCTCGCGACACAGCTCCGCCGCCTCCGCGCTTGCAATCCTGTAGGCACGCGAGGTCTTGTGGAACTGCCTGTCAAGGCTCACGAGGTATCTCGCGCTCGTGGCGGTGCGCCCCGTGAGACCCGCAAGGGTGGAGACGCTGAAGCCCGCCGCGATTATGAGCGAGGCGAGGATGCACCGCGTCATCGTGAGAACCTCGCCGCGACCTTTGCCCAAAACCTCGGCACGCGACAGCGAAACCCTGCCGCCGAAACTCACCGAGCAGCAACCAACGACTATATCCACTATCCTGTGCAGCTCCCTCTCCTTCGCGTTCATAACCCAAACCTTTTACACGTTACACATCCTCAATCTTCCTTTCATTCTCCTCAACCCACTCCTCATCGGTCATGCCTTCCAGTCGGTTAATCCTATACACCTCATCTAATTTTAAGCATTTCATAATTAAGATGTTACTGTAAGTGTTTTATATAGATAAATATCCCCATCTGCAACATCTGTAGGAATTGTCATTGAAATCACATGAAAAACATAACTACCTAAAGCTGTTACTACTGGATTTGCAACAGTTATTGTAGGATTTTCCTTTGAAGAATTAAATGCAATAGCCTCTATAGATATGTTATTTTTTGCACTTGTATATACGCCAAATTTTATTGTTTCTCCGGGAATAACATATGCAAACATTCCTTCATATGTTTTTGATGAAGAATAATGTTTTATGAAGATTCTTTTCTTTCGCGTAAGTTTTGCGAGGGCTTCTTTGAACTCCTTATTAATGTATTGTTGATTCTTTTGCAGCGCGCTGTCAAACACCTGCGCCGCGTCCGCCAGCTTCCCCTCAGCGGTCGCAACCTCAAGCTCGCCGCTCACCTTTATCTTTGCCATAATCCTTTTTTAATCAAGAAAGCGGGACAGGGCATTCCAACCCCGCCCCGCGTCCAACCAATAACAATGAAATCACCCAAGAGTTTTCTTAGCTCACAACAAGAGTAAGCGTCCCTGCCTTGTAGGTGTTCGCGCTCTTGTATATCTTGTAGCCGCTCTTGCTTGTCGTGTCCGCCGCCAAGAGGGGGAAGTCGAAGCCCGAAAGCGTAACCTTGTTTATCGTCATGCTGCTCGGAACGACGAAGAACACATACTGTCCGTTGCTGGCAACTGTAACGCTATACGTACCGCTTGTGCTTGTGCGCGCCGATTGTTTATAATTGTCTTTTACAACATCCGTATAAACCGCGCCCGCCCCTACATACATAGGATTGACAAGACCCACACTAAACGATGCCGTTTTTTTGACACTGCCTATTACTGCTTCAGCGGTGAAATTTATTGTAGTCGGTGTAGAGGAGAAAGTCGGGTCTATCGTCTGGCTTCCCATCGCGGTTTTCGCATTTTGTATGCTCGCAATGGTGCTGTTGCCACACTTTATGGTAATGGTATTAGCAGAGACGGAGCAGGTAGCGGTGGCTTTTATCGTGAACGTGTCGCCCACGAAATATAGGCTGTTGCCACTTGTACGTGAGAGGCTGAATGTTGCTTTATCGGCATTTATCGTGGCTATCTCATTTTGCAATTCTACCAATTTCGCGTTAACGATTTTGTTTTGGACTGGGTTGGTGGAAGTTGTGGACAATGCCGTATCTACTACGGTCTTGTTCGCCCCTGCCTGAATGCCGGCCAATTTATTTTTCTCTGCGGTCGTATAATCGTTGGTGCTGGTCTTGATAGCCCCTTGGTCGTACCATACCGCACCGTTCTTGGCTTCATACACATGCCCGTCGACGGTCATGTACAAATACCCGCTTGTGGCAAGATGCTCACTTGGCGCGACCACGCTTCCAGATGCTACGGTTACAATATAACTGCCCGATGTTCCTGAGGCGTTCGCATCTATCAAATATTCGCCGTCGGCGGCATTTGACGGTATCGCGGAGGGTTTGGCGTAATGCCCTTTTACGAGACCAGCAAATTCTGCTTTTGCCGCAAGTTCTTTGTAGAGTAAGGCACTCGAGGGAACTTTATCATCGGCAGTGCTGCTAAGCACCTCTGTCTTTTTTTGTATGTCTTTTTTTTTGAAATACGGGGTCAGGTCTACCGTTGACTGGTACTCACCCAGCTGCTCCCAAGCGTCCCCTTTCCAAATGTACTCCTTATATACGTTCTTTGTCGCGGTCTCGTCAGACGGCACAAGGTGTATCTTGTTCATGTCCCCCGAGGCGGGCTTTGCGGGAAGTGTCTCCACTACCTTGTACAGCGTGGTGTCTATCGTGCAGCTTATCGTGCTGCCCTCTATCTTTATGTTTGTCCCCGCCGTCAGCTTGTTCTGCTTCTTGTCAAGTTCCGTGTTCACATACGGCGCGTCGTAAACGTCCCCCGCTGTTGTGCTTTTCTTGCTCTTGATTTTCGCCTTGTCGAGCTTAGTGTCTATCTTCGCCTCCAGCTCGGTTTTCGCCGTCCCGAGGTCGGTTGAAGCCGAGCCTTTCGCCTCCTCAATCAGCGCGTCCGTCTTCTTTGAAGTGTACACGCTGTCATCAGTCGATGACAGGGGCGCGTCCGACTTTATGAGCTGCGACTTGTCGAACTTGCCGTCCTGCAAGTTCTTTATCGCGGTGTCCGCCGCGCTCTTGTTGTCCGTTATGCTTTTCTTTATCGCCGCCTTGTCGGTCTCGTAGTCCGTCTTCTTCACATAGCCTTTCAACTCCTCGCTGCTTTGCGCCGTGCGTGAGTAAAGCTCATCGTTTATGTCCTTCTGCGAAAGATTGTTCCTGCTCGCGTCCTTGACCTGCGCCGCATCGACAAGCTTCTCGTCAACCGCAACGCTCTCTAATTGTCCGCCTACCTTTATTGTTGCCATAGCCTTTTATTGTTTTATAATAGTTTTATAATAGTTTTATCTCCATAGTCCCCGCCTTGTACGCGCTGTCCGAGCGGTACACCTTGTAGTCTTTGACGTAATCGTCAGTAAGGCTGAAAGGCAGCTCGAAGCCGCCCATTTCCGCGCCCGCGAAAGTCATGTCGTCAGGCACGGCTATCCACAGCCAGTCGCCCGCCCTGTCAACCCTCACGCTGCACGCGCCCTTCGGCTCTGTCCGCGCCGTGAGCCTGTTGGCGGGTGTCATCACGGCTTGTGCGCTCTGCCCCGCGCCAAGGTATATCGGCAGCACAACGTTCACCTCAAGCCGCCCCTCCTTCATAGTGCCGCCTATCACCGCCCTTGCGGCATAGGTTATCTTCCCTCTTTCCGTAAGCGGGGGCGTGTCGCTTACAGACAATATCCTCACGCTCTCCGCGCTGCCTATCACCGCGCCGTTGCGCAGGATTTTCACGGTGTCTGCCGTCTCCGTGATTGTAGCCTGTATGGAATAGTTGACGGAACTCCCGACAAACACAGGGTTTTCGCCTACTATCATAAGACAGTAAGCCTCCATAAGTTCCGCTCTCATCTTGTCTATATGCTCCTGCAAAGCCGCGTCCCTCACCGCCAGCGCGTCAGTGGTGGCTTTCTGGCTCATCACGGCGGCGGTCTCCTGACCCTCCTCCTGACGGATGTCAACCTGACAAGGCATCACCAGCTCCGCCTCGAACTCGGTCGTGAAGTCGTCGCCCCCGCACGCCACAAGCTCCACACCCAAGGCAATGCAGCCGCCCGCAAGTGTCTGCTCGCCGTCCGGGTAGAGCGCGTTCGGCAGGTGCAGGAACATCTTCATCCTCAGCACCCCGGGCAGGAGGTTGTGGCTGTCGAACACCACCGTAAGCGTGCCGTCGTCGTTCAGCCTGCAGTTCGTGTATCTGTCCCCCTTACGCGAGCATGAGTACTTACGCCCCCCG